CGCAACGCTGAGCCCGGGTTTGCAGAGATTATCGACTTAAAAGGCTATCCCATACCCCCGATCGCGGAGCGGAGTATCCAGCAGGGGGGTGTTCAAGGGTGGCTTGACGGGTTATGGTGGTGTAGGTGTAAGCGATGCGTCCGTGGTTTTTACGGTCAGCTTGTACCACAATAAAAAACTTCAATGAAATCAAGCACTTGCAGCGTTCCGATGTCTACTACCCCTAGATGGGTAGGTAGTAAAGAGTAGGCGGAAGGCAGTAAATAGCGTAAATAGCGTAAATAGCAAATAGCGTAAATAGCACCACACCACCATGCATACACCAGAGAGATGCAACCCCCACACGCATCGGGTATCGGACGCATCGCCCCTGCTTGAAAGTTCAATGAAATCAACAACTTAGGCCCCTTTTGGAGGCATCGGAACAGGCGTCGGAAGTTGTAACAGGCGTCGGGAAATAGGCGATATTTGGAAATAAGACCAAATAACGGGCCCGCTATTTAATTTAGCGCAAAATAAAGGGCCCCGAAGGGCCCGCTATTTAATTTAGCGCAAAATAGCGGAACACTATTTACTCGCTATTTTTAATCCACTTCCGGTAATCCTTGCCGCTAATTGTTTTTGTTTTAGGGCTGTACCCCAAACTACGCAGGCTGTTCCCAAGCCGCCTCTGTATTTTCATATCCAACCTGCCTGCATCCAAGCCGATCCCCTTCGCCAGCTCAAACATTGTGAAAGGTAGCTCCCCGTTCCGCTCGGTGCGCACGGGGTTCCCGGGAACGTGCGGAGGGATGAGGTCGAGCCACACCTGGATGGCGGTACCCAACTCATCCACGACGCGGAACAGCACAACCTCGTCCTTGGCTTGCTCCTGCGCGCCAGCCCACCGTATGCCCCCGCTCCTCCACATCACAACGGCCTCCGCCCACAGCTGGTCTCGGTCGCGCTCCATCGCCTCAGGGTCGCACCGCTGACCCACGGTGATCGGCAGCCACCGGCGGTCCCCTGCAGGGTCGTCCAGCAGCTCAGGCTCGTTGGCGGTCCCGATCATGACCAGCCGACGCGGGAAGGACGCCTCGAACTCCTTGAACTTGGGCACCCAGCGCTCGATTCTGCGGGTGATGAACGCCCGGGTGGACTCGACGCCGCGACCGAAGAGGCCCCGCATCTCCGCGATCTCGCCGACCAGCTTCCCGCGCATTGACCGACTCAGGTTCTCGTCCTTGTGCTCAAGGTTGATCTCGACAAAGGATGAAGCCTCGGGGCAGATGGCAGCCACGGCGGTGGTCTTACGCAGGCCCTGGCCGCCGATCAGGATTGGCACCATGTCCACCTGGCAGCCGGGGTTGAGGCAGCGCCCGGCCAGCGCGGTGAAGAGGTACTCGCTGACGGCGGTGGTGTAGTCGCCCGGCTTGCAGCCGAAGTAGCGAGTGAGCGCGTTGGAGACCCGCCGCCGGCCATCCCACCGCAGCGACTCGGCCCACTCGATCGCGGTGTCTACGTGCCGCCGGTTGGCGAGGTAGGGAACGACCGATTTGATGATCTCCGCCGGCACAGCCTTGAACGCCGCCTGCTCCAGCAGCACGCGCAACGTGGTGTAGTCGTTGTCGTCGAACTCGCGCCAGGCGCCCGGCTGACCGATCACCACGCATCCCCGGAAGTCGTCGTAGGCCAGGCCGATCTTGCTGGCTTGCCCCTGCAGGTAGGCGGCGACCGTCGAGACCGTCGCGGTCATCATGGACCCGTTCGGGCTCGGATCGAGGTGGGTGCCGGCGACCTCGGCGTGCGCAGGAGCTTCGAGCAGCGCGCCCTCGGGGATGCTGAAGCCGGCCGCCGCCGGATCCGCGCCGCGCCCCCGCGCTGGGTTGGCCCACAGGCCGGTCGCTTCAGCGCGCTTGAACACCGCCCGGTAGTCGGTGCGATCGGCGCTGAAGGTTTGCCACTTCTGCTCGCAGGCGTCGGGGTCGTACTTCGGACTGCAGGCGGACCACTCGTTCCACAGCTCGAAGCCCAGATCCCCCAGGCTGGACAGCTCGATCCCGACGTCGGCCCAGTTGGCGTAGCTGTCAGCCTCCAGCACCGCCAGTGCGGAGCGCAGATCGGCCACCGTGGCGGCGCGCTCGCTCTCCGACTTCTCATCCCAGCCGCATGCCGCCACCGGCCCGCCGCGCGGCTGGAGGTAGCTCTCGACCAGCCACTGCAGCTGCGGCGTGCAGTCAGTGCTGGCGCTGCCGAAGAGCTTGGTGCCGAGCGCGATGAACTGGCCATCTGCGTACAGCTCGACCACCCCCCACGGCGTCACCACCTTGGGGCGCTTGCCAGGGCTCTCGCATGAGTAGGAGAACCAGATGTGCAGCCCCCTCCCGGACACGCTCTTCTCGACCGCCGCACCGGTGAACAGCGCCACCCAGGTGTTGGCGTTGTCGGTCAGCTCGCCGGTCTCGGAGATGCAGTCGTCGATATCGATGCAGGCGACCTGGGTCTGTGGCACTGGCCGGAAACCAACGCCCATGTGCGCGCCGTGGTAGCGTGCCCAGGCCACCGCCTCCTCGACCGAGAGCAGTGGCGCAGGATTCCAGCGGTTGTGGTTGGTCACACCGTCATAGTGCTTCGGCAGCTTGAGCGGCTTTTTCCCAAACTCGTTGCGCCCAAAAGTCCAAATAAGCCACTGCCGGTGGCGAGCCAGAGCGGGGTCATTTATCATTCTTGGCCTGCCTCTGGATATAGCTTGTTATTTCTGACATCGGAACCGTAACAAGCTTCCTCTCTCGTTCGGTTCCGAGGGCCATAACCTGCGCAGACAGAGATAAACTCCCACGCTGGAGACCAATCACCAAGGCATCATGCCGGAACCCCTCGAAATTTCCAAAGTAGTGGGTAACCAAACTGGGTGACACTGCGCAAGCTGACGCCAGTAGCTCCTTGGTTACCGCATATCTCCCTAGTTTTTCCATCAGCTCGACCATTTTGCTGAGCAGGCGAGCTTTCTGCATGTCACTTTTCATGCTTACCCTTTGATAAAGCAAGCGTCTCCGCCAGCAGAGCAGACCAAGGAGGCCCAGTTGAGTTGGGCCAGCTCGCGCGGAGTGCCCGACCATTGCCAATCACCCGACTTGCACTCACGGCTGACGAACTGGCCGATTGTTTTTCCAACCATGTCCGGCGTGATTAACACCGGTCGGCATCCGATCAGGTCAGCGGACTTGATACGCTCGTTCATCTGCTTGGAGGTATTGGCGAGGCCGTAGCGAACAGGGATACCTCGGTCATCCAAGAAGGCCCCGACGTTATTGCGCCACAGGAGAGCGCCAGTTTTCGCTTCCCGCAGAAGTACCCGGCCTTGCACTGCCGCCTCACTCATCCCAGGGAGCGGGTGCTCTGGAAGCGGGCAGAGCCGACGCTGGAGGTCGGCCACGGCGGCGGTTGGTAGTTTCCAGGCTTCCGCCCATTCTCGGAGGGTGTTCATAAAAAGGCCCGGATAAAGGTTGCAGCCACCTGTGGCACGATCGCGTTTCCATACCCCCGAAGTCGCATCACTCGCGCTTCCGCCGACCGCTGGGGGTTGATCTCCAGGCCAGAATAGCGGCTCGGCACCACTCCGGTGGGTAACCCATTAACCAACGGGAATGTGCTGGGTTCAGCTGGCCGCCACTTGCCATCCCGGCAGCCGAGCCAGTCAGCATCTCGCCAGAAGCCGTCAAGCGGCACGGCCCGGTGATCGCCGCCATGTCGTCCAGATTCCTGCGCCCCCCTTCCAGTCTGGCCAGCGCTACATCCGAGGATGGGGATCCTCTCCGCCCGTCCCCAAGCTTTGCCGTCGGCGTCGGCCAGCCCGCGCCCCGGGGCCTCGCGTCCTTCACGCCCCGGTGTGCATCCTGCACCGTGCAGGTCGGCCAGCCGCGTAGGTGCACCGCGATGTCCGCCGTGCTGATCTGCGGATCGGTCGGCTTGCGCCCCGACGTGATCGGTGGGTTCGGCTTCGCATCCACGAACGTGCTGTTGGGCGTCGGCCACCCAGTAGAGTCGCTGCCGGACGTGGGGCGCGCCGACGCCCGCAGCGCACAGATCGGCCGCCCCGACGGCCCAGCCCGATCCTTCCAGGTCAGCGCGTACAAGGTCGAGCCACTGCAGGCCGTCAGAACTCGCAACCTGCTCTCCAAATACTGTTTCAGGCCGGCACTGACTGATGAGGTGGTGGAAGGCAGGCCAAAGGTGCCGCTCGTCATCAAACCCAGCTCCTTTACCTGCCGAGCTGAAAGGCTGGCAGTTATGAACTGCAATGCCGTCGGCACAGTAGCTCTCGTCCTCCAACACGGACATGTTGTAGACCCTTCCCTTACCTGCTGGCTCGACTGACCGAATGAGTCCAACTCCATGCTCCTGAGTGAATGAAAAAGAGCGGGCGTTCTGGTACGCAGTAACTCGGTAAAACCCGCTTTCTGGGATCTCTCTTCCTTCTATTTCGGAAGCTCTGGTCCAGGAGAAGGTTATAGATGCGGAGACTCCGGCTTGGTTAAGGAGAATGCGGATACCCACCGCAAGCGCCCTAGATACCGTCGTCCACGCTTTTACCGAGCGGTCACTGTGACCGTCCGCCTCCGCATACCCGAGCAGAAACGCCTCTCGGTACGCAGGGCTAGCCCCATGAAGCCATGCCGGGAGCCTTTTACCACGGCACGAGCTACCGAAGTTTTCCGTGAGCCACGTAGATAACACGGAAGACCCGCAACGGGCTCGCGCGGTAGTGCGCTCTATTGATTCCGAGCAGGTTAGCCCGGCTCCGAGCATAATCTCACGAAGCAGCGGCCCGTGGTTTTTGGCACCGCACAGGAAGACTGAGTTTCTGCTAACCCAGCCGTCCCCAGTCCAGTAGCCTAGAAATCGCGCGAAGCCAAGCGTTTTTGGGTCCACTGCGTCAGCTCCTCTTACATCAATCTCCCCGGCATCAACGGCCACTTTCCGGCGGTCAACAGCCAGTTGCTTGCTCGGGTACCTACCTAGGTATATGGTTTTTCCATCTCTCCAGCCGGTGGCCCGCCACGCCCCCCGGTCCGCCATCACTCCCCGCCCGTTTTCCACAGGAGGAATGTCCGCTTCCGGCACTCTGGCAACGGTACGCCACCTTTTACCCCGCAGGTCTACTGCCCTAGTCCACTCCTCCGGGCCGGTCAGAAAAGGATGACTCGGCGTCGTCACCAAACCCCAGTGCCCTTGCCCGCGCACGAGAGCTAGGTCGGACTCCTCGGAACCGACTGCAGTTACTGGCCTCCAACGGGCTTTGTGGGTCAGCACGGTGTCCCCAACAGTAACGGATTCAATGGGGACCGAACCGCGCTGGGTGAGGATGAGTGTCCCCGCCGGGAAGCAAGGACACGATCCAGTCCAGACCGGCTTTGACTCTGGCCACCCTGCAAGTTGGAGGGCTCGGCTCCACCCACCAATACCGGCGAAGAAATGACACTGGGTAAATCCAGACAGGTCGGAGGGATGGACATCTTCAATGCTTCTTTCGTCAACGATACCCGCCGGAATCAAACCTTCCGACACGAGCTGACGTAGCCAAGCCGCTGCGCCTGGGTCGAACTCGTTGTAGTAGTTCATGCCTTGACCCAGCGCGTAGATACCAGCCGAGACCCATGCCATTGCCGATCACATGAGCAGCACGGCTCTTCAGTAGTCGGCAGTTTCGAGTGAGCGCAAGTCGAGCACAGCTGGGGTTCAGCCGGTTGCGTCGGGAAGAAAGGTTGCTTGCAGTGGCTCGACCGGTGGCCGGTATTGCCACAACGCACACAGCGGTTATCGTAGTTCATTTCTGCTCCCAGTTTTGGTAGAGGCCACTCCTCCCCGCGTCACAGGACGCGCAGGGTTCCGCGTAGTATTCACAATCTCCATTTTTGCAAGTGCTGCAGTTTTTCACCACGCTCGTACTCCCAAAACCACCGGTGCCGCGTTCGGTTTCCGACAATTCCTCAACTTCCAGAAACTCGGCTTGCTCGATAGGCAACACCACTCCTTGGGCGACCGCAACGTCAGTATCCAAGCCACCCCACGAGTCACCATCCAGTGTGAGTTTGACTTTCACCTCGCCTCGATAGCCGCTATCGATGACGCCAACACAATTGGCCAGCCGCATCCCATGCTTGAAGCCGTGGCCAGAGCGAGAGAAGACAAAAAGGCCATACCCACGCGGGACTTCACAGGACCAGCCCGTAGCCAATTCGCAAGTCTTGCCGCTGAAGTGAGCCTCAGTGGCGAAGATGTCAAAGGCGGCATCTCCGGGCTTGGCGTAGCGCGGAGTCTTGGCCGACGGGTGCAGTTTTTTCAGCTTAACGAGCATACTATCTTCTCCTTGAGTGCGTTAGCCTCCTTAGGAGGCAGGGTTTGGGCAGTCAAAACGTCTATCCCGAAGCGCAGGTAGAACTCTCTCTGTTGCTCTCGGTGGCTCTTTCCTTGTGAGGTCTTGAGTCCACCCCACACGTCCATGACCAGCAACAGGGAATCCCGAGCTTCACAGCGCTGAGCATACCGCTTTTTGACGGCCCCGACAACTTCTGGAGGTGCGCCGTAAGGCACGACCAACTGCTTGTTGGCCTCTCCGCGCAGCCGCTCCAGGACAGCCGGGTCCACCAGACATAGGTCGCCGTCCACCAGCTCCGGCCCGCCGCGCGCCGCCGGCTGGGGCTCGAACCCACAGAACGGGCACGCAACCAGGGAGCGCTCATAAGGCCGGGTGCACTGCGGGCACGAGCGGAAGGGGATCACGTCGGGGTCGGCGCCCTTCTTGCTGGACTTCTCGCGGCTGTCGAGGCTCCAGGTCCGGTAGCGGTCGGGCGGTCCGTGCCGCGCCAGATTTCCAACATGGTCGAACAGCTGCGCGCGCTTGCCGCCGGGCTTCGGGCGCAGGCCTCGCCCCACCTGCTGCAGGTAGAGCGACAGGCTCTCGGTCGGCCGGGCCATGCCGACATACTCGATCCCGGGGACGTCAGTGCCTTCCGAGAGCACGTCCACGCTGACGACCTGCAGGATTTCCTTCTGCTCAAGTTGTTTTAGAACTCGGGCGCGAGTGATAGAGGGAGTGGCCCCGGTGATAACCCGCGCCGGGATACCATTGGCCTCAAACTCAGCGCAGGTCTCTTCCGCTGCGAGCACGTCGGTCGCAAACACCACGCCGTTCATCCCATAGCAGTGGGTTAGGTAGTGTGAAACAATATTACCCACCAGCTGTTTTGACTTGTGAACCGCGCTACTGAGAGCCTTTGGAGATAAGTCTCCTGTTGCGGTAGTGCCGACACCGGACAGGTCAAGGTCGCTCGTCGGGGGCATGTAGTAGTCATAGTCAGCCAGGTGCCCTAGCGCCATCAGTTCTCTTGGAGTAGGGCCAAGCACCATTGAGTCCATTACCCCATCAGCTTGTCTCCCCAGGCCTTTACCGTCAGCTCGCGTCGGGGCGGCGGTGAAACCCATACCAGTCGCATCGGGCCGGAAAAGGTTGAGGCACTGCATCCACTTACCCGGCTTTCCGGCGGTTCCGCCCTCCCGAGTCAAGTGCTGGGCTTCGTCTACAATCCAGCGGGACACACGCTTCGCAAAATGGTGGTCCGGCGGTAGATTGCGCAGGGTGTCCACTGATGCCACGCACTTAGTAGAGCGGGCATCAAAAAAGCAAGATCCGGTAACCTCCATGTGGAGCCTAGTAATTTCGCGCAGGGTTTCCTGTGACGCGATAACTCCATGCCTAACCCCGAACCGAGCCAGGGCCAGACTGAGCTGCAGGACCAGCACATCGCGGTGGGCCATCAGGCACATATAGCCGTCGTATTGCTCGGTGGCGTGGGCGATGATCGCAGACTTACCCCCGCCGGTCGGCAAAACCCCAAGGACGTTTTGTGCGCCGCCAGCCAGGTCGGACGCCATCCTAGAGTATAAGGACGATTGGTAGTCACGTAGTTCCATAAATAAGGAAGCGGGCCGGAGCCCGCTGTTGGTTATCGTATTAAATCAGGCAGGTTCCACCCGTACAGGCCAGCTCTTGGGCGCCTTCAGTAAGGTCATCCTGCTCGATAAACTGGTCCCAGTTAATCACACCGGGATGTTTCTCGATAAACGACAAGTACTCGGCCTCGGTTACCTCTTGGAACGGCGCCTGCCGGTAGCTTCCGCCGTCATAGGGCAAGAAGCTAACCCCGCACACCTCGTCAAAATGGCCGTACACCCAAGCGCCCACTTCTGGCCACTCGTGGTCCCGCACATATACGGTGATCGATGGTTTATGCTCACACCAGTGCCGTTGGAACATGAGCCAGTGCTCAAGTTGTGCGATAGCCGAGCGGTCGTTGCGAAGCACTGAGCCCTCGGGGCTCTTCACGGCGAAAGAAAAGATCGTCTGGGTATCTGGCTTACTCAAGCACGGCTCCCAGTAGACGCCCTGGTCCTTCAGAAATTGCGTCAGCGGGTCTTTGTTATCCTGCCGGTAGGTTCGGATGTAGAAGGGGGCGTAGCGCGGGTGCAGGCCCCCCGTACCGGCGTCAGTCAGCTGGGCTACCGTCCCACTCGGTTTGTTGCAGGTTATGGCCGCAGAAACCGGAATGCCGAAAACACCGGCCCACTCGGTAGCTACACTGCGGCAGAAAGCGCGCAGATCGCTCAGGAGACTCTCTGTCTCCGGCGTCACGGTGCTGAGCAGCGGGCTATCCATGACTCCCGTTATAGAAACCCCTAACAGGCGCTCTTCTTCGCAGTTTTGCTTCAGCAACCCATCGACGTTCTTGAAGTCAGTGAGTGTTGACTGGAACACTCCGAGTATCGTGCACGCCTCGACTTTTGCTCGGAGGCTTTCAGGAGTATCTTCCGGTCGGGCCACGGCTTCCGTGAGGTTGCACAGCTGGTGGTCCCGGAGAAGTATCTCACTCTGTCCGGTCACAGTCCCATTAAATGTCCCGGTATGGTTGAGGGGCTCCTCGAAGCAGAACGCCTCCGTCACCCCGAGTGGTATCACTGACTGCACTTGCACGAACCGGGCTGCGTCTCGCTGGGGGGCGCTGCGGTGCCACTGGAGCCGGGAGGTGTGGAGCCCCAGCATTCCGAGCTTGTACACGGACATGTTCCCGATCAACAGCCTCCACGTATCCTGGCAGACGTACTCCTTTTCTCCTCCCGCCCCATCCGGCATCAAAAAGCTACCTTCCAAACGGGCAAGCTGCAACTTGCTTGAGACGCCCATTGAAGTCAGCATGAGACGTATGTTAAGCAAAAAGTCTTTGTCAATCGATGTTATCTGAAAACCGTTGCCATTGATGTCCCGGGTAACAGTTCCGTCGCTGTCCAGAATACCAGCTAGCCAATTAAGCCTGTAGCTGAGCGAGCCATTCACAGGTACGAAAGATTTCGGCAGCATAGGACCGTGCACCCAGCAGCAACGCCCGTAGGTGAGGTTTGCCTCTTGCACTTCACCGATGAGTCGGGGGGCACACATGAGTTTCGGGAGGTACACCCAAGACCTAGAAGAGTCCTTATTCCCGTCACCACCGTAAAACCCTTGGCTGTACGCATCTACCGGGTACTCTTCTCCAAGTAAGACAATAGGCATGTCGAATTTCGCCAGCCGGTCTCCCGGAGACAGTTCAGAAGTCATGCGCCGGAATGTCTTCCCTCGGAACCCCTCTCCAAGTACGAACTTGTGGTTTGCGGTGCAATCGATGTACGACCCATCGCTTAAGCTAACCCGAAAGACAGGGTGCTCCCCCACAGAGAAGGGCGTAACCTCTGACCACTGCTCGCCATTCCACACTAGCGTTGGTTTGCCGACCAGTCCTTTGATAGGAAGATGCCCATCTATGGTAAGCACAAAGGTATCCCCAGTAACGCAGCAGGGGTTGACTAAGTAGTCATAGTTTTCGCTGCGACGCCCCCACCGACTCGCCTGCTTTGTTGCAGCCTCCCGGTTAAAAATTCCCCGCTCCCCCGACTTACTTTTAACTAAAGACAGCCATTCCTCCATAAAAGTTTCGGCGTCCGGCTTTTCAGTGTAAACTGCAGAGTTATTTGCTAACTCGCGGTGGGGGTGCTCAGCCCACCATGCGCCAATCTTGGCGTCACGCATGCGACGGTCAGACAAATTACTGAGGCTGATCAGGGCACTGCGGCGGACTCCCCCGACCACCACGATATCCGCAATCATGCAGCAAACGTCGTGGACCTCAATCGACGTGAGTTTGCGTCCCTGCGCGTTGCGGAAAACGGAAACGGTGAACTCGAACAGGCGCTTGAGCGGCTCTGGACCGCTCGCCCGACCACCAAAGGTCTTCAGGCGGGCACCGCGCGGCCGGATTTTTGAGTAGTCAATACTGGGCTCCGTGCCACGATAGAGGAAAGTGAGCAAGTGGAAATACGCATCCGCCCACCCCTCTTTACTGTCCTCTACCTGGAGGACATCCCCGGTTTTGCGGATCTGCTCTGGTATGCTCGGGAGCTTAGCAATCTCCTGACGCTCGCACGAGAACCCGCTACCGGTCCCATGCATGAGAATGAGCAGCATGTCACTGAACTTATGCACTGCGTTTATGGCCGAGGCGTGGCAGTTGTAAGCCGCCAGGTGGTTGCGTTTGATGGCCTCCCCTGCGGTCATGAGCAGCCGCATTGACGGCATGGCCTCAAGGCGGAGGACGGAGGTCTCAAGCCTCGCTTCCACCTCCCGCCAAGCACCCAAGGCGTGCGGGAACTTTTCTGCAACATGCTCTCTGGCGAAAGCGAAGTAGCGGGCCACTGTCTCAGGCCATGACTCTCGGCGCAGCTCGGTGTCGAGGTAGCGGGCGTACTTGGACTTGGCGATGTAGCCTTGTTGGGGGGTCTTGAAGGTCATGGTAGCTGCTTGAGGTAGAGGTCGCTTCCGACCCCGAGGAGGATGAACCGACCGGAGAGGCCGGGGAACAGGAGGGAGAGCATCGTAGCCGCAGACCACCCAGGGGGTAGGCGGTCCAGAGCATCGATCTGCGGATCAGTGAGACGGATCACGGCGTTGAAAAGCTGTTGACACCATCAAAAGTGTGCCATAAGATTACGCTACTAGCAACACCCTTCGATAGTCCAGATGGTCAGAGACAGCATTCCAGTGTGGCTGAAGGCAGGAGAGGTTGTAAAACTCGTCAACTTCAGCTATTATAAGGAGCTAGAGAAAGAACTCGGCGGTGTTAAACTTACTGACGAGGTTTTTGAAGCTGGTGGGATCTACTTTGTAAAGGACAGGAGCTATGGTAGTCTTTGACGACAGGTTCTCGGCAGAGCGGGACTCCTATGGGTGGCACCTCACTGAAAAGAGGGTGGGGCTCTCTAAGGAGGGGAACGCGATAGTCACGGAGAAAGTGACTCACCATGCCCGCCTGGAGCATGTTTGTGAGCGCATCGTAGATTTCTACGCCGGGCAGACTAATGGTGGCCCGGAAGATGTAATAAAAGCGATAGAGAGTTCCACAAACCGAATAAAAGCAGTCATACTGGCAACATGCTGATCCTACTACTCCTCCTGCAGATGCTGTCCCTCCCGGCTCAGCATTTCAGCGGGCCGCGTCATACCGAGCCAGGATGGGTTCTGGCTTTACCGGTAGCCGGGCGCCATGCGTTTGGCAGAAAGCTCATATGGCGATCCCATACGCCCATAGGCAGCCAGTCGCATAAGCCTTGAGCGTCATTTAAGCGGGCATACCCTGACCACCTCGGGAAAGCAGCGGGGAGCAAACTACCGAAAAACCATGTTCAGTCTCAAAACCAAAATCGAGCGCCAAGCAATTTTGGCCGCCCTGCTGGAATACATCCGCGTCATTGATGGCGCCCCCGGCCAGATCGACCCGATCGACACTCCTGACGTCGGCGCACCGGCTTCTCAGGCACTCAGCGCCGCAGCAGCCGAGGTGGCGAGCGCCTTCCAAGCATTCGGCGCAGCTGCCGCGCCGCCGGTGCCTGCTGCGGTGACTGCCGCGCCGCCGGTGCCTGCTGCGGTGACTGCCGCGCCGCCGGTGCCTGCTGCCGCGCCGCCGGTGCCTGCTGCCGCGCCGCCGGTGCCTGCTGCGGTGACTGCCGCGCCCGAGGTTGACTCGGCGGGCGTGGTGTGGGACTCGAACCTGCACGCCAGCTCCAAGGCCAAGAACAAGGACGGAACTTGGCGCGCGAAGCGTTCCCCCACCTCGGCCGAGTCAACCGCTGCCGCGCCGCCGGTGCCTGCTGCGGTGACTGCCGCGCCGCCGACTCTGCAGCCGACGGCAAAGTGCGCAGGTGCCACGCTGGACAGCTTCCGTGCCGCTGGCTGGACCGACGATCAGCTGGTCGAGCACGGCTACGCGGAGCGCCCGGCCGCCATCAATGCGCCTGCGGACTTCAACGCCCTCATGCGAGAGCTGGCTGGCCTGATGCCAGGCCGCATTGCCCCGCAGCGCGTCAACGAGCTGTGCGTGCAAGCCGGTCTGCTGAATCTCGGTGACGCACGGGTCAAGCCGAACTTGATCCCGAGCCTGTGGTCACTCATCCAGGCCAGTCTGTCATGAGCAACGCCACCCACGCTTTCTTGCCCCCGAGCGGGGCGGGCAACTGGGTGGCATGCGCCCAGTGGCCAATGGCGCAGCGCGACAACCCGCAAGGGCCGGCGTCGGAGTCTTCGGAGCAAGGCACGCTCGGGCACGCGGCTCTGGTTGCTGCGCTTCAGGGCTCGCACGAACCGGACGGGCTCGACGAGGAATTGCGGCGGTCAGTGGCCGGCATGGTGGACTACGTTCGGTCACTTCCAGTTGATGCCTGGGAAATCGAAAAAGCCGTCAGAGGGAAGGGGCATTCTCACCCGGAAAACTGGGGGACGCCCGACCTCTACGGGTGGGACGGGATGACCCTGCATGTAGTCGAGGCAAAGTTCGGCCATGCCTTCGTGGATCATGTTCGCAACTGGCAACTGACCAACTACACGAAACTGATTCTTGACGGAGTAATCGCGGATGGTTTAGTTGAAGCCAAGATCGATGTGGTGCATCACGTCATGCAGCCGCATTACTACCGGGCCGCCCCTTACCGCCATTGGAAAACTACGGCGGTTGGCCTTCGTGCAGCATTCAATATCATCGACAACGCGGCCAACGCTGCAACTCGTGGAGACCGCAAGGCGACAACCGGCCCCCAATGTCTTCATTGCAGAGGGAGAGCAACCTGCCCGTCCTTTGTGGCCTCTGTTACGTCGGTGATTGATTATTCGAGGCAGGCTGGCACAACCCTACCTGGCCCGTCAGTTGTCGGCGCTGAGCTTACTTTAGTGTCCGAGGCGCTGGAGCGGCTCAAGGCGATGCAGACCGCGCTGTCGTCGCAAGTGGAGTATCACGCCTCAAAAGGTGAGCAGGTTCCCGGCTGGGAGTTTACCCGTGGCGAGTCTCGCCTGAAGTGGAAGTCCTCCCAGCAGGAAGTAGTTGCACTCGGACAGATGTTCGGGGTAGACTTGGAGACTACCGGGCTAGTTACCCCAACCCAAGCGATAGCCAAAGGAATACCAACAGAGCTAGTCAACTCAATGGCAGCCCGCACGGCGGGTGAGCTGAGACTTACCAAAACTGACCCAAACCGAGCATTTGAAGCTTTCACAAAATGAGCAATTTCACAACTCCCGCCGGCAGACTGGTTTCCGGTAACCTGTACACGCCCAGCACGACCGACCAGCAGGGCAACCCCCGTACCTTCAAAACAGGTAAGGACGCGGGCAAGCCGAGAGCCGAGTTCTATTTCGCCATCGCTATCCCCAAGGGCGGCGAGCAGCACTGGGCATCCACATCTTGGGGCGCCGAGCTGTGGAAAGAAGGCCACGCCGGAAACCCCAATGCGGGCAAAATCCCTACCTTCGCTTGGAAGGTGAAGGACGGCGACAGCACGGCGGTTGACCCGAAGGGTAAGGCATACAACACCCGTGAGGGCCACGCTGGCCATTGGATACTCTCATTTTCAGGGAGTTTTCAGCCGAAGATCTACACGCTTCTCGGCGTGGCGCCAGGCGGCGCTCCGGTCGAGCTGGTGGAGAACGGAGCTATCCGCCTCGGATACTACGTCCAGGTCAACTGCTCGACTCGCTACAACGGCAACACCCAAAAGCCGGGCGTGTTTATCAACCCACACATGGTCTGCCTGGTCGGCTACGGCCCGGTGATCGTTCTTGGGCCTGACGTGGCTGACGCTGGCTTCGGTGCGGTGACCCTGCCGGCCGGCGCCAGCACGACGCCCCCCGCCGGTTTCAACCCGCCAGCTGCGCAGCCGCCCGCACCACCCGTGCCTGCTGCGCCGCCGCAGCCGCCCGCACCACCCGTGCCTGCTACGGCGGCGCAGGCGTACACCCCACCCGTGCCGGCCGCCGCAGCGCAGGCGTACACCCCGCCGCTCCCACCGGTCACCCCGGACCCGGGTTTCCGCCAACCGCCGACTCTGCAGCCGACGGCAAAGTGCGCGGGCGCCACGCTGGACAGCTTCCGTGCCCAGGGTTGGACTGACACCCTGCTGGTCGAGCACGGCTACGCTGTGATGGGTTGATTTTCCTGGCGGGCCTTCGGGCTCGCCACTTATTTAAGGGTGGATATGATTCGAGGCTCCCACTTTCCCGCCGGACTTACCTGGTCCACCGTGCGGGCCGACTGCGATTTTGAGACCTACTCAGAGGCCGGCCACGTCTGGAATCCGGATACCAACAAATGGGAAGGGCCACCCGGAGCCCCGAAAGGAAAAAAGGGTCTTGAGATAGTAGGAGCCGCCAACTACGCGAGTCACGAGAGCACGGAAGTGCTCTCTTTTTGGTATGACCTAAAGGATGACTCCGGCCGTCATTTTTGGCGCCCAGGCCTACCAAACCCGACCCCCTTGCTGGACTATGTAAAAGCGGGAGGTGTCATCGAGGCGTGGAACGTCGCTTTCGAGTGGTGGATATGGAATGAAGTTTGCACCAAGAAGTACGGCTGGCCGCCGCTACTGATCGAGCAAACCTATGACGCTATGGCGAAAGCCAGAGCACACTCCCTGCCGGGTGGTCTGAAGAAAGCCGCTCAGGTAGTGCAGTCTGCAGAGCAGAAAGATGAGCGCGGCACCGACCTGCTGAAATATTTTTCGGTCCCACGAAACCCGACCAAGAGTGACCCACGCCGACGTATCGCGCCGATATGGGATGAGGAGCAGGCGGCTCAGGGGCGCGAGTACCTTGTCGCGTGCGGGGTCAAGCCTACGCAGGCCGACAAACTGGTACTGGAAACTCGCGCGAAGACCACTGAGCTGTGCCGGTACAACGAGCAGGATATTATTGCGGAGGCGGCTGTCTCTAAGGTTGTCCCAGACCTGTCTCCCACAGAGTACCGTAACTGGATTCTCGATCAGCGCATTAATCGTCGCGGCATAGGCATTGACTTGGACCTGGTGCACGGAGCCATCTCCGTCATCAATTCTGCATCGGGAGACCTCGGCCGCCAGATGTGGGAGATTTGCGGGTGCCGGCCCACGGAAGTTGCGCAGATCATCGCTTGGCTCCATGGCAAAGGCGTGCACCTCGACAGCCTGGATGAGGACGCGCTCGACGCCGCCCTGGGCACAGACCTACCTGAAGACTGCCGCACCGTGCTGGAGATCCGTGGTTTGCTCAGCTCGGCATCCGTCAAGAAGGTATTCGCGCTCAACAACACCGCCCGGGCCGGTCGGGTGCATGACCTCTACGTCTTCCACGGCGCGCACACAGGCCGCCCGACCGGCTCCGGGGCCCAGCCGACGAACCTGCCGAAGGCGGGGCCGGCAGTCTGGCAGTGCGAGGAGTGCGGGCATCACCACTGGGTCGAGCACGGCAGCGCCTGCCCCTACTGCAGCGCCTTCTTTGATCGCGCTTCTAAGCGGCGCGAGTGGAGCCCGGAGGCGGCCGACGACGCAATCCGTATCGCAAAAACTGGCAGCTTCGAGCTGATGCGGTGGTTCTTCTCGGACGCCCTGTTCGCGCTGGCGGGCTGCCTACGTGGGGTATTCGAGGCCAAGCCAGACCACACCTTAGTCTCCAGTGACTTCAGCGCCATTGAGGGCGTGGTGATCGCGGCGCTGGCCAATGAGGAGTGGCGGCTTGAGGTGTTTCACGGCCACGGCATGATTTATGAGTTATCCGCAGCCAAGATCCTCGGTATAACTCTGGAGGAGATGCTCGACTACAAAAAGAAGAACGGTCAGCACCATCCCGCCAGAGGTAAGATCGGTAAGATCGCGGAGTTGGCTAGCGGGTTCGGCGGTTGGATAAACTCTTGGAAAGCATTCGGGGCTACCCAGAGTGATGAAGAGATAAAAGAAGCCCTGCTGGCATGGAGAGCGGCGAGCCCCGCGATCGTTTATCTCTGGGGCGGCCAGCGCATCACCGCTGGTCTAGCGACAGAAAGGGCGAAGCGGAGAGGAGTCGCTAGCCCCACTGCGAGTTGGACGGATAGAGAACTCCGGTGGGGGGTTGACGAGCTGTTCGGGTTAGAAGGAAGGGCCATAGAGGCTTTGCGCAACCCCGGCTATGAGAAGCACGTAGAGCGACTCGATGGAACCTCGACAGGAATAAGTTACCTCTACTACGAAGGTGTGTTATACTGTCGAACGCCAGGCGGCGGGACCATCACTTACCACAGCCCCACCCTTGAACCTTCCGAGCAGTCGTGGCGGGGAATGTCCATCTACTACTGGGGATGGAACACCAATCCCAAGAACGGCCCACCGGGGTGGATCCAGAAGGGGCTCTACGGTGGCCGCATGGCGGAGAACGTGGTCCAGAAGGTCGCGCGGGACATCCAGATGCATGCGATCGACAATCTGGAGCGCGCCGGGTTCCCGGTAGTGATGCATACGTATGATGAGGATGTGTGCGAGGTTCCCATAGGCGCCACAACAGTTGAAGAGGTCGAGGCGCTGATGATGGATTTACCAGACTGGGCCAAAGGATGGCCCATTAAAGCGAAAGGTGGATGGTGTGACACAAGATATCGAAAAGGCTAAATACGCGGACAAGGAAAAGCCACATGCTTTCAAAAAGCACTCCCACTACCACAAAGACGTCCGCCGCCTCGGCAGCATTGACGTCTACCGGGTTCTGGAACTTTACTCGGTTGTCAACCCTTGCCTGCAGCACGCCATCAAGAAACTGCTGGTGGCTGGCGGCCGGGGTGCCGGCAAGGACATACTAACGGACGTCCAGGAGGCTATTGATAGCTTGGAGCGGTGGAAAGAGATGCGGGAGGAGGATAGCCATGGATGACGTCGATATCACCAGCGAACGCACGGCGGTGTTCGAGGCGGCAGCCGTCGCGGCTCTGCGGGCAAAAGCCCAGGCGATCCCCGAGGGAACCCCCGGTGACTGCGAGCACTGCGGTGAGGAATCCAAGCGCCTGGTCGGTGGATACTGCTGCCGTTGTCGTGATAAACTGAAACTACCATGAAACAATACCAAGACCTGCTCAAGCTGGTGCTCTCCCAAGGGTACACCGAGCTGAATGAACGCACTGGCAAAACGGTAGTCACCCTACCGGGGGCTTCGATGCGTTTTGACTTGCGTGACGGGTTTCCGGCCATCACCGTGCGTAAGTTGGCTTTCAAGACCGCAATGGCAGAGCTGTGCGGTTTCCTGCGTGGCTACACCAGTGCTGCTGATTTCCGGGCCCTAGGTTGCGGCGTCTGGGATCAAAACGCCAACGAGACCCCCGCCTGGGTATGGAGCCCCTGGCGGCTCGGGAAGGACCATCTCGGCCCAGTCTACGGGTCGCAGTGGAGGCACTGGAAAGCATACCGAACCTGCAGGACATCGGATGTACCGTGCGCAACAGGAGAGGGGTGGGCTACTAAGTATTCGGCCCCAGGCAGTGCGTTTATTGCAAAATCGATAGACCAGTTGGGGGATTGTGTTCGCAAGATCATCCTCGACCCCTCCGATCGCGGTATCCTTTTTCACGCATGGAACCCAGCTGAGCTTGATCGAATGGCCCTCCGCCCATGCCATGTGCTGTATCAGTTTCTCCCATCTCCATCGCAGCGCCAGCTCAGCATGTCGGTCTACATCCGAAGCAATGATCTGGGGCTCGGGGCGCCGTTTAACATGGCGGAAGCCGCCGCCTTGCTTTGCTTGGTCGCGCGCTTGACTGGTTACGAGCCACGCTTTCTCAACTACCACGTTGGGGACGCCCATATTTACCAGGACCACGCTGAAATGGTCGAGTCGGTGCTATCCCGGGATCCCCTGCCGCCTCCAACCCTGGAGATATCAAGCTCCATACCCTCCTACTCGGTCTCGCGGATTGAGCACGCGGTAGACTGGCTGGACCAGGTATCCCCGGGTGATTTCACCCTGCTGGGGTATTCACACCACCCGGCTATTTCGGCACCGATGGCCGTATGAGCGCTACCCCCGACCACAGCGCCGCCATCATGGCTATGGGTTCTGACGGTATCTCCGCCAGCGACCTGGCCCTGCTGGTGGGGCTCAGCCCTGCTGAAGTCGAGAACCGCCTGACCGCTTCTGATGTAGCGCCGCTCCGAGGCCGGCAGCAGCGCAGCCGGGTATATGACTTGTGGCAGGCGATGAGCGCGCTCACTCGCGGCGGGGGATCGGAGCTGACGGACCAGCAGATCACCACCGCCGTCCAGAAGATGCGCCCCTCCCAGCTACCCCCGGCTCTGCAGTTGGAGTTCTGGAAAGCTCAGCAGGCTCGTTCGGCCTACCAACTGGAGAACAAGCAGCTGTGGAGGACCGAGCGAGTGCAGAAACTGGTTGGCCGTATTTTCAAAGTAATCCGGCAGAACATGATGCTCCTGCCGGAGACCGCCAACCGACAAACATCCCTGACCCAAGAGCAGATTAAAATCATTACCGGGATGGCGGATGCCACCCTAGACGAGATCCGAGAGGGCATCGTCGAAGAGATGGGCGCTTGGGAAGGGGCCGATCGTGAGTCTGATGATCCGAGTAAGTGAAAATGAAGCTACTTACCTACCTAGCTACTGGTGTGATGCTCCTCTTAGTCACCTGGCCCTTTGTGCTTATCTTGGGTGACTCCCTAACATTTTGTATTACAGGGGAGTGGGTGCTACCATTCAGTTGGTGGTCACCTAGGTTCGCACTCGAAGTAGCGTCGAGCATAAATACCATGCTTATCCTGTACTACTGCGGCAATAAATGAGCAAACGACCCGCTAAAGCGCAGTCGGTCACTGAGTTTGAAGACCTGGGTGACCTCTGCTTGGGGATGCTTGAGGGGCTGCAGCCCCCCGAGCGGCTGTCACCTGCGGAGGCCGCTGAGAAGTACCGCATAATCAGCAACCCGGGGGCCTACAGCGGCCCTTTTCTCTTCGACACCACCCCCTACATGCGCAAGCCACTGGATGCGCTGGCTGACCGTACTAAAAATGCGATTGTGTTTGGGGGTGGGGCGCAGACAGGTAAAACCGAGAGTCTGGTGCTGAATGCGCTGGCGTTCACCATTAAATGCATGCCGGTAGATTCCATCGTCTACCAGACTAGCCAGAAGGTGGCGGCGGACTTCTCGCGCACCCGGGTTGACCGGATGCACCGCAGCTCCCCGTTGATTGGGGAATGCCTCCTACCCGGAAGCGCTGACGACACAGTGCATTCCAAGTTTTACAAGTCGGGTATCGTAGTTAATCTATCCTGGCCTGCTATTAATGAGATGTCGGGCAGGCCTCGGGGTCTGGCGATCCTGACGGATTACGACCGGATGCCGCAGGATATTGACGGCGAGGGTAGCCCGTTCTACCTCGCCCGGAAGCGGACGACCACCTACGGCACACTGGCCAAGACCATCTGCGAGAGCACGCCGGGCTTCATCATCCCAGTAGGCACCACCTGGCTGCCGAAGTCCCCGCACGAGATGCCCCCGTGCCAGGGCATCGTCGGCCTCTACAACCAAGGCGATCGGCACCGGTGGTATTGGCCTTGCCCCGAGTGTGGTGGGTGGTTCGAGCCGACGTTTGACCGCTTGCGCTACCCCGCTGACGCCGAGCCCGCCGCAGCCGGCCGAGCCGCCACCATGGAGTGTCCACACTGCCGTGCCGCGATCCACCCGAACCAGCGCTACGGACTCAACCTCCGTGGCCAGTGGGCGGCCGACGGCCAGCGCCTCGACCGCGACGGCAGCTTGCACGGCGACGCACCGGAGAGCGACATCGCCAGCTTCTGGCTTGCCGGCCCCGCGAGTGCGTTCGTCAGCTGGGCGACCATCGTCTCGAACAACATCAACGCCGAGCGCGAGTATCAGCGCTCGGGTGACCAGGAGCCCCTCAAGAGCACCACCAACCTGGACCAGGGGCAACCTTATGCCTGGCGCGGCGCCGGCTCGTTGCGCACGCCGGAGGAGATCAAGAACCGAGCTGAGACTTGGCAGCGCGGCACCGTGCCGAAGGACGTGCGCTTTCTGGTCACCACGATCGACGTGCAGGGGCGGAAGTGGGTGGTTCAGGTTCACGGCGTGGCGCCAGGTAGCCCCGTGCAGGTGGTGCTGATCGATCGCTACGACGTTGCCAAGAGCGCCCGGCTCGACCCGGACGGCCACCCCCTGCCGGTTGACCCGGGCAGTTATTTGGAAGACTGGGAGCTGCTGCGGCCGGTGATCGAGGCCAGCTACCCGATCGGCGATGACTCGGGCCGGCGCATGCAGGTGAAGCACACTTTCTGCGACAGCGGCGGCCGGGAGGGTGTCACCACCCAGGCTTACCTATTCTGGCTCAGCCTGCGCGCGGACGGCCTGCACCGCCGGTTTCAGCTGGTGAAGGGTGACCCTCTGCCCGGCGTGCCGCGCGCCCATATCACCTACCCAGACGCCAACAAGAAGGACAAACACTCCCCCCTGCGCGGCGATGTCCCCGTGCTGATGCTCAACTCCAACGTGCTGAAGGACCAGCTAGATAAGCTGCTGGACCGGAACGAGTTGACTAAAGGGGTCGTGTTCCCAGAATGGTTACCGGATACCGCTTTTCATGAGTTATGTGTAGAGATTCGGACTATAAAGGGTTGGGAAAACCCAAAGCGCAAGCGCAACGAGACCTGGGACTTGCTTTACTACTGTCTCGGCGGGATAGTGTGGTTGGGGGCAGAGCGTATTGACTGGCAGAACCCACCAAGCTGGGCGCTGCCTTCTGACTCCGGTAATCCTCTCGTTTCGGAGCTGGAGAGTGTAGAGAAGCCCGCCACCGCCCCAAAAACCCGGCATAATCTAGCCGATCTTGGAAAGGCATTGGCATGACCACTCAACAGATGCTTGACGAAGCGCGTACCGCGTTGCACCGGCTCGCCACGGGGCGGCTGCCGTCCGTGGTGGTGGACCACAACGGCGAGCGCGTCGAGTTCACGCGCGCGACTCTACCCTCGCTGCGCGCCTACGTCCGCGAGCTTGAAAGCGCCCTGGCCGGGACTTTGGTGACGGGCCCGGCCCGCGTGGTGTTCTGAAATGGCGTCGATCGGCATTGAGGGGGCCAGCCAAAAAAGCGCGGAGCTGGCGCGCTGGCTGCCAGACCTTCGCCCAGCGGACGCCATCATCAACCCGGCCAAGGAGCTGCTTGACGCCCGCACGACCGAGATGTCACGCAGTGACGGTTTCGTCTCAGCTGCAGGTGATCGAACAAAGGACTCAGTCGTTGGTGCGCGTTACGTGCTCAACGCCCAGCCCGACACGACCGTGCTGGGGGCACCTGATGGCTGGGCCGAGGAGTTCCAGCAGGTGGTCGAGGCGCGCTTCATGCTCGAAGCAGAGTCCCCCGCCTGCTGGCTGGATGCCAAGCGCAAGCTCACCTTCACCGACATGGTTCGCCTGGCGGTCGGCTGCTACACGCTGGGCGGCGAGGTGGTGGCGACGGGAGAGTGGGTGCGCCAGGCGGATCGGCCCGGGTGCACCGCCGTGTCGATGGTGCACGCCGGGCGGCTCAGCAACAAGTACGACGCTGACGACACCCAGTTCATGCGCCGGGGCGTCCAGTTGGATAACTGGGGTGCCCCGGTCGGCTACTGGTTCCGCAACGCCCACCGGTACGAGCCCTACGCTGGGGCTGACCCCTACACTTGGCAGTATGTGCCCCGGTTCCTCCCATGGGGGCGCCCCCAGGTGTTGCACATATTCGAGGAGATGGAGCCGGGCCAGAACAGAGGCATTGCGGCAATGGTGTCAGTGCTCAAGGAAATGAAGATGACAAAGCAATACCGGGACACGGTATTGCAAAACGCCGTCACGAACGCTTCCTACGCTGCCGCCATCGAGTCCGAGCTGCCTAGCGATGCGGTATTCACCGCTATTGGCCAGGGGCAACAGGGCGACGCTAGTTCCGTGCTGGGGGACTATATGGCGCAACTGAATGCCTACGTTGGCGGTGCTGGCGGTATCACCATGGACGGGGTGAAAATCCCCCACTTGTTCCCCGGCACCAAGCTCAGTTTCCACCCAGCCCAGCCGGTTGGCGATACCACTTTTGACAACCGACTGCTCCGCCACATCGCCACCGCCTTTGGATTCTCATTCGAGGAGTTCACAGGTGATTTCACACAGACAAATTACTCCAGTGCCAAAGCTGCCGGGGTATTAACCTGGCGAGCGATGCAAACGAAGAAAGCCAAAGCCGCGAACGCGATGGCCAACTTCATTTACGGGCTCAGGTTGGAGGAAATGATCGCCAACGGCGACGTACCCCTGCCCCCCGGTCGTACCCGAGACGACTTCTACAAACCACTCCACCGCGAGGCCTACTGCCAGGCGGATTGGATTGGCGCGTCTCGTGGCCAGATCGATGAGGGCAAGGAGACCAAAGCCGCTGTCGAGCGAGTCACCAACAATCTCAGCACTTACGAGGACGAGCTGGGAAGGCTTGGCAAAGACTGGCGGAAAGTGTTCGCCCAGCAAGCGCGTGAAAAGAAACTTCTTGAGTCCCTGGGGCTTCAACAGATCAAGGCAGCAAAATGAAATTCAATTTTCGACACATTCTCACCAACCCTCTGTTTGTTGCGGCTCACGCGCACTCAGAATTCGCCAACGGCCTACTGCTCGGCGGAGTCCCCGAGATTCGCCCGAAGACGTCCTTTGGTTGCGACATCGGGATGGAGTGTGACAACGAGGAAGACGACTACGACATCATCAAGGGTGTCGCGCTCATTCCGGTTATCGGCCCGCTGCTCAACTCCTTCCTGCCGGAATGGTGCAACGGCTACTACTGCACTGGATACCAGAATATCCAGCGCAGCGTGGCAGACGCATGCAACGACCCAGGAATCAAGTCGATCGTGCTACTGGTGGACTCGCGCGGCGGCGAGGCGGTCAACTGCCTGGAAACCGGTCGGGCTATCCGCACGATGCTGGAGGCCAGCGGTAAACCGAATTGCGCAATCGTGAAGGGCGTAGCTTACAGCGCGGGCATGGCCCTCGCGGCAGCGACCTCGATGATTTACTGCCTGCCCTCCGGCGGGGTCGGCAGTATCGGCGCACTCTTGATTCACTCCGACTACTCGAAGGCCCTGGAGGGTGAGGGCATCAAGACAACCCTCATTTATCACGGAAGCCATAAGGCGGACGGCAATCCCTACGAACCCCTCCCCGAAGCGGTGAAAGCCGACATGCTGGCGAAGGTGGATGCCCAGGGCGAGATGTTCGACTCCTACATGGCGGAGATGCGCGGGGTGGATAAAAAGGCGATCGTAGCCATGCAAGCTGCGACATTCACCGCTGCGGAGGGGCTGGCAAACGGTCTGATTGACGTTATACTGCCACCGTCCGACGCATTCACGTCGTTTGAATCCTCGGCCACGCCGGCCGCAACATCCATGGAGTCACCTATGCCGCAAGCTGATGCCGAAACCGTGAAGGCGGAACGGGCACGGATCAAGGCCATCCAGCAGAGCGAGGCTGCCGCCGGCCGCGCTGAGATGGCGTCCTACCTGGCTTTCGAGACCGACATGTCGGCCGACGCCGCAGTGGCCCTGCTGAGCAAGGCTCCGGCTGCGGCCTCTGCTGCTCCCACCCAAGCTGCTCCGACGCCCAGCCCGTTCCTGGCCGCAATGAACGCGGTCGGTGGCGCCGGCCTGGCCCCGGAACTGCCGGTGACCCAGCAGGGTGCGCCGGAGACCGACCCCGTCAAGTTCGTGCTTCAGTCGTTCAAGTCGGCCACCGGCCGCGCTGCCGCATAAGGAGAGCCGAGCATGGCTACCACTTTCCCCGCCGTCGCCTCGGTCACTTCCGAGTCGTTCACCCCGTTTCAGGCGCTCGCCGCCGATCACCAGGTCTCCACCCAGCAGGCGACGATCGCCTCCGGTGCCGGCGTGCTGAGCTACCTGCAGGTGCTCGGCAAGATCACGGCCAGCGGCAAGCTGACGGTGCACAATCCTGGCGCCAGTGATGGCAGCCAGGTGGCCGTGGCGCTGGCAACCGGCGCTTTCGACGCGACCAGCGCCGACGTCAGCTGCCCTGTGATCACCGAGGGCGTGTTTGCGATGCAGGCCCTGGCCTACCACTCTTCGGTCACCACGGACGCCGCCAAGCTGGCGACCTTCCCGATCGGCTCGAACATCGTGATCAAGAAGCTCGCCTTCGGCGCCGTCTGATCCAGACCCACAGGAGCAACACTCATGGCCCTCGACATCTACGGCACCGCAACCCTGGCGGGCGTCATCACCACCATCAAGCCCAGCGCGCCGGGCTTCTGGCTCAATTTTTTCACCACCGAGTACCTGTTCGACACCGAGGAAATCGATTTCGACGAAGTGCTGGTGGACCGCCGCATCGCCCCGCTGGTGCTGCCGACCGTCGCCGGTAAGCCGCAGCGTGAGCGCGGCTTCACGACCAAAAAGTACAAGCCGGCCTACCTGAAGCCGCTCAACACGCTGTCTCCGAGCCGCACGCTGTCTCGCCGCCCGGGCGAAGCCTTCGGCGGGCAGCTGAGCCCGGATCAACGCGCCGCAGCCCTGCTGGCCCAGTACCTGACTGACCAACGCGACCAGATCGAGCGCCGGTGGAACAAGATGGCCGCTGAAGCCCTGCTGGATGGCAAGATCACGCTGGCTGGCGACGACTACCCGACTGTCACGATCGACTTCGGCCGTCCGGCCGCACACACCGTGGTTCTGGCCTCGGGCTCGCGCTGGAGCGACACCGGCGTGGATCCGTTCGCTACGATCGAAGCCTCCGCCAAGGCCATTTCGGAAGCCAGCGGCTACCCGGCGGACATCGTTATCATGGGCACGGCGGCTTGGGCGGCGTTCACTGCCAACGTGCAGGTGCAGGCCAAGCTCGACCTGCGCCGAGGCACCGACAAGCTGGGTGCCCTCGACTTCGCCCCGGGCTCGGGCGCCAACGTGCAGTACAAGGGCTCGGACGGCAGCCGCCAATACTGGGTCTACAGCGAGCTGTACGACATCGACGAAACGACCACCGGCACCTTCATGGACGCCCGTGACATGCTGGTGATGTCGTCGGTGGGCGTCCAGGGCGCACGCTGCTTCGGCGCGATCCTCGACATGGACGCTCTGCGCGCCGTGCCGATCTTCCCGAAGAGCTACACGACCGAGAACCCCTCCGCCCGCTACGTGATGACCCAATCGGCGCCGATGATGGTGCCGGGCCGGACCGCCGCTACCCACCGCACGCGCGTCGTCGCATAACCACCATGGCTGATCCCAAAGTCCCTACCCCGCCGGCCGCTCCGGTGGCCAGGCCGACCCCGGTGGCCATGCGCGCGGTCAACCTCGTGCGCATCGGCAAGAACGGCGAGCACAAGCCGGGCGAGCCTTTCTTCGCTCCGACCGAGACCGAAGCCGAGTGGCTGGTCGAGAACGGCGCGGCGGTCCGGGTTGAGGCCAAGTCGTGAGCTGGAGGGAGATCCGGCGGGAGGCCCGGGCGGCGGTGCATGACGCCTTCGGTGTCAGCGCCGACTACCTGGCTGTCTCTGGCGGGTCTTCCATCCCAGTCATGGTGCGGGTGCACTCTCGCGCGACACCGGGCAGTGTCGCCTACGCACGCCGGGAGGCGTTCGCCGAGGTCGCCGAGGAGTCCGTCCGGGTCATCACCAGTTGGCCGGGCGTGACGCGCGGGGGCGTGTTCCAAGTCGCCGACTTCATCCGCGATGACGGCACGACCGGTGCCGCTTCCCTGCGGGTGGACCACGTTCTGCCGACCGAAGGCGATGGCTTCTGGACCTGCCTGGTCAGCGAGGTGCGCGCATGATCGCCGCTTCTACCACCAACCTGCAGGGGTTCCTGGCGGCCGTCGAGCAGTACCCAGAGGTGGCGCGGCGCGCGGCTTCCCTGGCCGTAAATGACGCTGCGGAGTGGGGCGCCAACCTGGCGCGCCGCAAGATGGCCAGCCAGGTTCGCCTCCCTGCGGACGTGCTCACCGGTGCGCGCTTCGGCATCGTCCAGCGCGCGTCACAGGTGAGCATCGAGGCGATCGTGCGGGCGTCGCCCAACCCGCTCGGCCTGAGCCGGTTCGTCACCGGCAGCAAGGAGCCGAGGGCGCGGAACCCGGCTACCGCGATCAAGCCCGGCTCCGCGCCCTTCGTCTGGAAGAGGGGCTTCCTGATGCCTACTCCCAACGGCGCAGACGGCGTGGCGCTGGCGGTGCGCACCAATGGCCCACTGCGGTCATCTCGTGCCGCACGCCAGATTGCCAAGAACCTGTATATTTTATCCGGCCCGTCGCCGAATCAAATATTCATGACGGTTGCGAAAGACATCCTCCCGGCGCTCCAAACCCGCCTGGATGGTGAGTTCGCCCGCCAGTATGAAAGGCTGCTCCGTGGATGACCCGAAGCGACTCCTGGTCCTCAAGGCCTTGACCGCGCAAGTGGCGTCCGTCTCGGTAGCCTCCGGCTACCAGCACGACCTCGCCGGCAAGGTTTGGCGGGGCCGGTCCACCTTCAGCGACTCAGAACCCCTGCCGGCCGTCTCCATTTTGGAGGCCCTGCCGGGAGACGCTCCAGCCGTGACGTCGCGCGCCAACTCGGCGGTGCAGCTGGAGCGCTGGGTGCTGCTGGTCCAAGGCTGGGCAGTGGATGACCTGCTCAACCCCACCGATCCGGCGCACCGGCTCATGGCAGATGTGAAGAAAGCCCTCGGGCAGGTTGCGCAGCCTGCCTCGACGGCTTACCTACTCGGCGGGCTGATCCAGCGGATTGAGGTTGACCCAGGCGTCGTACGGCCGTCCGATGCGGTATCATCCCGAGCGTATTTCTTTCTGCGAGTCACACTTGATATTACCGAGCGTGTTTTCGCGCCCTACTCTGTTTGATGGAGATCACAAATGGCTTTCGCCCATGCCGATGACGATATTGTCCTGCCGCGAGGCCGGCTCTACTTCGCCCCGTTCAGTCCGGGTACCCGCACACCGCAGGCCAGCCGCCTCTACATTGGCAACACGCCCGGCTTTTCGCTGACCGCCGACAGCTCCACGCTCGACCACTACACCGCCGACTCGTCGGTGCGCATCAAGGACCGCAGCGTCGTCACCGAGGTGAGCTACAAGGCCACGCTGCAGAGCGACAACATCAGCGAAGCGAACCTGGCCCGGTTCTTCATGGGTACTTCGGCTGCTGTCGTCCAGGCCGCCGCCACCGGCGTCACCGAGTCGTTCACCGGCCTGGTCGCCGACGCAGTGATTCAGCTCGGCGTGACGGCGACCAATCCGACTGGTGCGCGCAATGTCTCCAGCGTGACGATCGCCGGCAAGGTGCTCGGCACCGACTACGAGCTCGACGCCGCACGCGGTCAGATCCACGTCGTGACCGCTGGCGCCTACGCCGTGACCTACAGCGTTGCCGCCGTCAGCCGTCAGCAGGTTCGCAGCGCTGGCCAGCAGGTCGCCGGTGCGCTGACCTTCATCTCCGACAACCCGGTCGGCACCAACCGCGACGTCTACATGCCCTACGTGCTGCTGACACCGAACGGCGAGTTCTCGATGAAGGGTGACGGCCAGGCCTGGGCTTCGATGTCGTTCAACCTGCAGGTCATGCAGAAGGACGCCAACTCCCCGGCCCTCTACCTCGACGGACAGGCGGCTTGATATGGCATTGCGTGACTTTCAAGTCGCGCGGAAAGAGGTGCTCGCCCAGGGCACCTCTTTTTCCGTGCGCGGCCTTTCGTTCTCCGATTTCAGCATCCTCTTCCAGGCCCACCGGCAGGACTTTGAAGCTGTGGCCGACCTCGCCCGCGCCGGCACGGCGGAGAGCGTCTCCTCCCTGCTGGGCGAGCTGGCGGCGCGGTTCCCGCTGATCGCGGCGCACGCAATCAGCCTGGCGGCGGACGAACCCGACGCCATCGCGGTGGTGCTGTCCCTGCCTGCGCCCGTGGTGCTGGACGCCCTCATCTCGGTCGCAGAGCTGACCTTCGTGGACCCGGGCGCCGTCCCAAAATTCCTGGCCCAGCTGACCCGCGCGATGCAGGGGGCGAGTCAAGCTCTCCCGACGGCGTAGCGTGGTTGGCCGAGCAGCGGCGGCTCGTGTCGCTCCTGCTCGCAAACGGGCACCCCGATGCCTGCGACTACCCCCTCGGGGTAATGTGGACGGAAGCACGGTTTGCGCAGGGCCGTGAGAGGGAGCGAGTTGCGGGAGAGGCGATAGTCCTCTACCAAGTTGTGCAGACGGCCTTTGGAGATAAGAAAGCGCATAAAGCATTCCAGAAGCATATTGACAAACTCCTCAAGTGGTGAGATAGCAGGGGCTCCTAACCAAAGAGCCCCTAGTCATGAGCAACCTCTTCAACGCCTTCCTGGAACGAGTCGAGCCAACCCGCCCGAGACCAAAGCCCGCCCCGCGCGGGCTTTTCCACTTGTAAAATCGGGCCAACAAGGAGCCCCTGATGGCAAGCGTAACAACCGACCTCATCATCCGCGCGGCGGAGATCAAGACCAAGCCGCTGGAAGACCTGCTGGGGCTGCTGACAAAGCTCACCGGCGCGCTCGACAGCCTCAGCGCCGAGGGGGGCCCGGCCACTCGCCATATCTCCGAGCTGCGCGACGAGGCAGAGAAGTTCAAGACCCTGCAGGGTGAGATCGCCGGCCGGCGGTCCCTGCTGGAAAGCTTCGGGTTTTCCCAACAGGGAGTAGCCCAGGCTCGGGAAGCTCTCGCGGTAGCCAAGACCGCGCTGGCCGCCTTCACCGAGTCCCTACCGGCCGCCCGCCAGCGCACCGCAGCGCAGAAAGAAGAGCTGGCGGCGCTGACCAAGGAGGCCCGCGCCTCAGCCACCGCGCTGTCCCAGGCTGAGAAGCGCCTGGCGTCGAGCACCGCAGCGCTCCAGCGCATGCAGGTTGACACCTCGAAGGCGGCGGAAGAGCTGGTGGCACTGCGTGCGGCGCAGGATCGCGTGAACGCCGGCTTCGATCGGGCCACTCTGAATGTCCAGGGCTACCAAGAAGCCCTGCGCCAGAAGAAAGCAGCAGAGGCAGAGGCCCATGCCGCAGCGCAGGCAGCGCAGAAAGCAGAGGAAGGGCGCGCGGCGGCAGCGCGCACGGCAGCCGAGGCCGAGATCAAGCTCATCCGCGAGCGTGAGATGCAGCGCGCCCAGGAGCAGGTTGCCGCAGCGGAGGGCGCCCGCCGCGCTGCCAACGCCGCGCGAGCCCTGCAGGAGGTCCAGGGTGTCGCCGTACCTTCCGCTGCCGCGCCAGCACCAGCTACGGCGGCGTCCCGCGTCGCCCCACCAGCTCAGCTGGAGAGCCTATCTCAGACCAGTGCCGCGCTCGCCGAGATCGAGCAGCGCCAGAAAGCCGCGAGCAGCGCCTGGGGTGCTGGGCGGGAGGTGCTGGCCAAGGCCGGCGAGGACTATCAGCGCCTGGCGCAGGCTATCCGCAATGCCGATCAGCAGGCCGGCGCGATCGATGGCCTGCGCGCAGGTCGGGCGGAGCTGCAGCGCACCGAGGAGGCCCTGCAGGGCGCGCGAGACAAAGCTGCAGCCCTGCAGGTTGCGCTCCAGGCCGGCGGCGTCTCGACTGAGCAGGCCGAGACGGGCACCAAGACCTTCCGCGCGGAGATCGAGCGCCTTGCCGGCGCCGTCGCGCGCGGTCGGGAGGGGCTGACGCAGCTCGAAGCACGCGCCAAGGCGCTCGGCATCGATACCCGCGACCTGGCGCAAGCCGAGGAGACTTTGGTCTCCAACACTGAGCGCGCCCGGCGCGCGATGGCTGCCGCGACGGACGACACCACCCAACTCGGCCAGGCCACGCGGCGTGCTGCTGCCGAGACCGGCGCCTGGGGCGACTCGCAGCGCACCGCGCTCAGCTGGGGGCAGCGCCTGCGCGGGCAGATCCTCAGCATGACCGCCGCCTACGTGGGGCTGTTCGGCGCCATCTCGGAAGGGCGTGCCGCACTCGACGCCACCACGGCCAACGCCGCGATCAACAACCGGCTCTCGGTGGCGGTCGGCGGCGACCCCAAGCAGTTGGTATTCGAGCTGTCGCGCGTGCGCCAAGAGGCTGACCATCTCGGGCTTTCCATTCAGTCGGCGGCAGACAGCTACAGCCGGTTTGCCCTGGCGGCGCGGGCCGGCGGCATGTCGGCCGATGAGTCGTTCCGCATCTTCCAGCAGTTCAGCCAGGTAGCCCGGGTCTACAAGCTGACGGAAGAGGAATCGAAGCGGATGTTCAAGGCCCTTGAACAGATGATGTCGAAGGGCAAGATCGCATCCGAGGAGCTGCGCCAGCAGTTGGGCGACGTCCTGCCGGGCGCCGTACCTGCGATGGCCAAGGCGCTCGGCATGGTCAAGCCGGGCGAGCTGGATAAGGCCCTGGAGCAGGGTCGCATCTCCAGCAAGAACCTCATCTTGTTCGCCCAGGAGATGGCGGGCCCCGTGCAGGGGCAGCTGGCCACCGCCAGCAAGAGCTGGCAGGCTGAGTTGCAGCGCCTGACGACCGCGCTGTTCGACTTTCGCAACAAGGTGGCTGACTCTGGGTTCGGCGAGGCCATGGGCCAGCTGGCCAAGAGGCTCTCGGACGCGCTCGGAGGAGAGCAGGGCGACAAGCTGGCGAAGGGCATCGGGACCGCCTTCACCTCGGTCACTCTGGTGGTGGACTCCACAGCACAAGTCCTGCGGGGCTTTGTCGATACCGGCGCAAGGGTTGTGCGTGCCATCGACAGCCTATCGGAAGCGGCGAGCCGCTGGACCGGAGCATCGGGCACTGGCGCCGCGTCGGCACAAGCTTTCTCGGACGCTCTGTACCGGCTGGGAGAGGTGCTCGGCGTGCTGGCCGGCCTGTGGGCGGTCAACAAGGTCGTGATGTGGGTCGAGGCGATCAGCGCGGGTACCAAGGCCCTGGCCCTGTTCACCGGCGCGGCGACGGTCGCCGGTGCGGCGGTGCAGCGTGCCCTCCTGCCGGTGTTTGTGGCGATCACCGCCTTCGAGCTGGGGTCGTGGCTCAACGAGAACGTCAAGCTGGTGCAGCTCTTCGGGGTGCAGCTGGTCGGGGCGTTCATGATGATCACGAAGGGGCTGGCGGGCGTGCTGACCGGTCGGGGGCTTGAAGGGTTCCGCGAGGAGTACGCCAAGATGCTCGACGCGGGTCGGGTAGTTGCAGGGGAAGCCCGCGCGGCCAGCAAAGGGCCGGTCGTGAGCGAGCTGGAGAGCCGTCGCCGACTTCGCGCCGCTGACCAAGGCCTCAACAGCGCGCCGGCTCCGGTCAACATGGCCCCGGTCCTCCTGCCGGGCAAGCCAGACCACACGCAAGAGCACCTGCTCAAGGACGTCATGAACCAGGTGCAGAACCTGGAGACGCGCGCGGCAAAACGGACTGCCGACTCCGCCGCCGAGCAGATGTCGGCGATCGACAAGGAGTACGAGAAGCTCTTCGCCAAGATCATGCAGATCGGAAAGGTTGAGGGCGCCAACGGCCGGCAGGAGCTGTGGATTCGCGCGGAGATCGCCAAGGAGGTGCTCAAGGAGAAGGTAGCCGCCGAGTGGAAGGCCAAGCGAGCGTGGGAGGAATACCGGGCTGCGGTGGCGGCGCGTGAGGCGGCGATGGCGCTGGCCAAGACCGAAGCCGAGAACGACCCCGAGCAGAAGCTGCATGTGCAAGAGGCCATCACCCGGGCGTCGCTCGCGCACCGTGACGCCGTGCTGGCCAGCGCAGCGGCGGCGCTGAAGCTGGCCGAGGCCGAGAAGAACGTGGTAGAGGTCGCCCGCCTGCGCGCCGAGATCAGCAGCACGCGGGCCAAGGGGAACGATGACCGCGAGATCAGCAAGGCGCGGCTGGCCGACCTGCAGGGCGAGGTGCGACAGCTGATCGCAGTGCGGGATGCCCAGGTCGCCGCCGCCACCGCTGCAGCGGACCGGCTCGACCCAACCGGGGAAACCGCGATCGACCGGACGACCGCGATCATGGAGAAGGCCCGGCCCGCGATCGAGGCCGCTGCCCGGTCCGCGCGAGACTTGGCGGAGGGATTGGGGGAGTGGCAGGACAAGGCCGGGCTGGACGAGCTGCTGGTGAAGCTCGACGCCGTGGACACGCGAATGAGCAAGATCCGCGAGCAGGTATCGACCGGCCTGGTCAACGGCTTCACGGATCTGGGCGTCTCGGTCAGCGACGCTTTCGCGGGTTGGATGACGGGCGCAGACAGCTTCAGCACGGCGCTCGGCAACATGCGGAACGCCCTCAAGAGCTTCGCACGCAGCTTCCTGCAGATGGTCCAGCAGATGATCGCCAAGGCCTGGGCGCTGCGGATTGTGCAGGCGATGACCGGCATGCTCCCCGCCGACTCTCCCAGTGGTTCCGGCGGCACCTTTGGGGCGGACTCCATCCCGGCCAGCACGGTTGCGGTGGCGCACAGCGGGGCAGTGATCGGGGCAGGCTCTACCGACTGGACCCGCCGGGCACCGAGCAGCTTGTTCGCCGGTGCGCCCCGTTACCACACCGGTGCGGTGGTAGGCCTACGCCCAGATGAGCAGGCGGCCATCTTGCAGCACGGCGAAGAGGTGCTGAGCAAGGACAACCCCCGCAACATCCTCAACGGCGGTGGTCGCGCACCGGCTGCCGCACCGGCCCCGCAGTCCATCCGCATCGCCAACCTGCTGGACCCGCGCCAGGTGGTAGCTGAGGGTCTGGATGAGCGCACCTTCATCAACATGGTCGTGGCAAACAAGGCCTCGATAAAAAGAGTTTTGGCCTGACCCTTCGTTTAGGGGGGTAGCGTTTGAGCGGGCCATCAAGGTACAGTAGCCGCATCAACAACGGAGAAACTGATGAGTAATAAAGTTATCCTGGTGGTCCATCCATACCTCTCCGGTGGCCGGAACCCCCTCGGCTCTGGCGGGCTCTGGGATACCGACCTGCCGCTTAGCTACATCGACCACTTCCGCGAGATCACACGCGGCTGCGACCTGATGATGGACCGCGTCGTCTGGTTCTCGCTACCGGTACGCCCCCTGCCTGCACGGGGAACCCACTATGTCGTCACAAGACTTGAGCCGGTGTCAAAAGCTCACAACGTGTCCTCCGTCGAAGAGGGCATCATCCGGTATCGGGAAAGCCGCAACACCCAGCCGCTGTGCGTGATCGGCGGAGAGTGGGTATTCCGCAAGGCCCTTCCTTTTGCGGATGAGTTGAGTGTGGCCAAATGGAGGGACCGACACCTAAGCAGGGGGGAAGTTGTCCAGGTTGACCCGGCCCTGTTCTCGTCTTTGGGGGATAAGCCCGGTGAGTACACTCAGACGACTCACTACTTCCGCAAGTAGCAGGCCTTGGCGCGCTGCGGGCCGCTAGAATAGCGGGATGACGCCGTTCCACCACTCTCAGACGCCGCCAACAGATGGGGCCCTTATTTGGCCGTGGGAGGTCAACTGGAGCATGCCCCCGTCCGAGTCGCTCGGCTGGCACACCTCTTTCCATCGAAGCGCAGGGGCCCGTGAGCAACGGCGCTCCCTACGTCGCCGCGCCCGGCCTTCCCCCACCTACGCCTACCTTCTGACCGGCGCCGAGCCGGGGCTGGCCCGCCGGCTCATCGCGGCGTGGGCGCACCGGACGTGGTGTGTGCCGCGCTGGGAACACGCCCTGCGGGTCACCGACACCACAGGGGCCACCCTTGGCGTCGATCGTGACCCGAGAAGCCTGGCATTGGCAGGCGCGGCTTGGGTACTGTGGAACAGCGCCCTGGACATCACGCCGGTCACGGTCGCGTCGGCCACAGACAACTCAGTCACGCTCAGCGCAGCCCCAGCCGCCCCTGCGGCCTACCTCATCCCCTGCCTGTTCGCGCATTTACCAGAGTCGAGCGCCAGCACCGTGGTGACCGGAACGGTAACCACCCTGCAGGTTACCTTCAACCCCCTCTCGGTTGCCGAAGACCCCCCAGCGTACAAGTGGTACTCCTTATTCCCAAATGACGGCTCCAGCGCTGACCCCCGGTGCCATTTTCTACGGGCCAGGCATGTGAACTGGGTGAGCGATATCCAAAGCACTGACATCGCTAAATCCTATACTTTTGATACCGAGCAGAATGAGCCGACCTATCTCCCGCAAGCCGTAGTGGGCCAACGCTCTCTAGGCATGAGGGCCGCTGCTTTTGGGGAAGACCGAGATAAGTGGAGGGACTTTATCTTAGCCCGCAAGGGGCAAGCGGTCGGGTTCTATGTAGAACACCCTGAGTTGATTTCTGAGGAGCCGGTATCTGTGTCCTCCGGCACTCTGTCCCTGCCTGAGTTGGCGCTGATGACGGACCCTGGGGTTTACTACCACGGGGTGTCTTTCATTTCAGACCTAACCCTGGGAACCCTCCCTGGATCTTCCCTATCGGGGAGCGCAGTAACAGGCTCTGTAGCTGTGACGTCGGTGCTGACCGGAGGAGAACTTACTTTCCCCCCAATCTCGTTCACTGGTATTTATTTTCTGACCAGCTCAATTCCAGCTTATAACTTCAGTGCAGACTACTTGACCCTGGACCCCGTGCTTGAACTTGGGAACTGGGAGCTGGCGTTCACCCGTCAGGTGGCTACGACTTGGAAAGTGTGGGTGCGGGGAGACCGGGTGGTAGGTATCAGCGACGGCGGGGACGCCCTACTTGTATCCCAGGATTTGTCCACCGCAGCCGCGAAAGTAGTAGCGCAAGCTAATTGCCCAGCCGGTGAGACTGTAATACGGGCGATCAATGGCCAGGTGACTATCAACGGGGCCCCAGCTGGAAGCTACTTCGGCAAGGGAGTGTTATCGGTTGGGCACTTGGGGTCTCCTGAATTTAGCGGGGTAGTAGGGGGGCTGCGCTTCAGTCTAATAGAGTGGGAGGGGTCTTACGAGATATCTTCTTTCTCAGGTGGATCGGTAACGCTTAGAAATTGTCCTTCCTCGATAACCTCGGCTAAAAAACTGAGGATGGTCAGCGCCGCTCGCCTAGCAAGCGACTCTGTTGAGATTACACACCACTCAATGGGGGTGGCAGAACTCAACCTGCCGGTCATCACGACCGACGCAGATGCGGCGCCCATCGAGGTACCCACGGAGGGGGTTCCTAGTGGCGGGAGTGTAGTGGCTCACTCCCCGCTGTCCCCTTACTCCCCCTTTTACCAGTATTCGGAGACCCTACCAGCGGAGGAGATTCCTGATTTGCGGCTTATTTTCCGAGCGCCTTCCTTCACGGAGCCCGCCACCCCGGCGTCTGTCTCCAACTCTGGATTTACAGTCACCCCTGCGTCCATCCTCGGGGGGACAGACGGTGTGACACGATCATACTCGGCCTTGATGACCGGTAGCTGGGATACCTCCGCTGGCGTCAGGTTGTCATGCAGCGTGCAGAGGGTCGCCGTTACTGCGGACTGGCAGTTGGGTTTGAGCGCGTATTTTGGATTTAGCGGGGTGTTTATTATTGGCGTTACCCACCTCACCCTCCCAGGCACCGGCGCCACTGACTCCGCGTGTTCCGTGCAAATAAACTATGGAGGGGTTGGTTATTTCTCCTATCTCCCCGGCCTGGCGGCGTTGGCAGACGGAGGGGCACATACTTTGGAGGTACAGGCCAGCGCGTCGGGATTCTTTGTTAAGATTGACGGAGCTACCATCCACACAGCCAGCGGCCCCTCCGCCCCTCCCTCAGGGGTCGCCACGACGGCTTACACAGAAGTCAGCAACTACCACGACAGTGGGTACTTCCCCTGCCCGTTCAGCGTTACCGCTCTCGAAATGAGTACCCTGTAACCATGACTTACACCGCCCTAGATACCAGCGTTGACCGTGGGGCTCCTTTCGAGCTGTACGAGTTCACCATGCTTGACGGCTCTTTATCCTGGAGCTACTGCGACAGTTTAGAGGGATACCCAGGCTACATTAGCACCCAGATCACCCGCTCCAACATCGTCAGAGACGCCGAGCTTATTGGAAGTGGCCTAAGCATAACCACGGCCTACGACAACCCTCTGGCACTTGACCTACTGGCTAACCTTAGTAGCTACCCAATAAAAGTTCTCATCAAGGCGGGCCATGTCGGAGATCCCGATGGGCAGCTGCTGCCTATCTACCGAGGGATGGTAGCTGGGGTTCACTTCAACGGCGCGCAAGCGGAAATAACCTGCGTGTCCCGGTTTGCCTTGTCTACCCAGAAAAAGATCCCTTGGATCACAACTCAGGCTGGGTGCAACTGGGAGCTTGGCGGGGAAGGGTGCGGGGTCAACCTGACGAGCTTCACCTCCTCCACCGTTATCCACCCCTCGGACCAGTCTGGAAACACCTTGACGGTGGCGATTGCCGACCTGAAACCGGACGGCTACTACAGCGGTGGGTACCTGCGCCGACCTTTTGTAGACGGAGCCACCCGATTCATCCGCAATCATGTGGGAGACCAGCTGCTCCTGGACCGCCCTTTTACCGGCATGAGTGCCGACGGGGATGTTTATCAGCTAGTCCCCGGCTGCAGGAAAACGGAATCAGACTGCCAAAGTCGCTACAGCAACCTCAGCAACTACCTCGGATGGTCTCGACTCCCCTCCGTTAATCCGTTCAATCGATCAGCCTTTTACCTCAGTTCTACTCCCTCTGCACCAGCGTCTAGCTGGGAGCTTCCCCCTCCTTACGCCGGGTATTCTCTGTTGGCTAAAGACCACACGGTAATTTCCTATGGGTTCTCAGCGCTAGGGGGGTTCCTGAGGGCCTCTAGGTTTACCACGTCCTTCTATTTGGATGGAACCGCTGACTTTACAGTCGGGTACGTTACGGACACAAGACGAGAGGGGTGGGCCTGGTCTGACCCAACTCCCCTACCGAGCGGTGCGGCAGACCTGTTTGATGTGTATTTCTCGGCACCTGTTATCTTAGAGGGCCCTTCGTCTACGTCCTTGATAGGGGTGCTTATGTCTGGGGGCACTCCCGTCTTAGGAGGCACCCCGACGGTGGACGCTTGGATACACCTGACCTCACCAGTAACCCTGCAGGTCATGGTGGAGGATACCGAGGGGGTGTTTAACCATTTCAAAGTAAAAGTCTCCTACCGAATAAGAGAGCGCTCTTCTGGTTTCTGGCGTGCTCAAGGTGACCTGTTTTTGGAAAGCAACGTATGAACTTCCTGATACAGCTGGCTTGGATGATACTGGTATCTTACGTTACCAAGAAGTTTCTTACTCCTGAGCCACCACGCCAAGCGGATGCCCGCAGGCAGGGTATTGAGGACGTCAACGCCCCTACCATCAGCGAGGCAACTGCGGTTCCCTTGATATTCGGTCGCGTCAAGACAACCCAACAGAATGTCTCGTGGTATGGGGGCCTCAGCTCCGTAGCCATAGTGAAGGAAAAAGTCACTGTCGGCTTCAAGTATTTCCTATCCGCTCAGTACACACTGTGCATGGGGCCGATCGACGATATCCAAGGGCTGTCAATTGATGGTACGGACGTCAACCCTTCACTCTACACCAAAACGGATGGCGGGGACTACATCGAGTTCAATATCAACGCACCGAACCTGCTAGGCGGGGAGGATCAAGGTGGCGGCGTATCCGGCATCCTGCGGGTGTACAAAGGCACCCCGACGCAAGCGCGAGACCTGTATTTAGCGCAAGTCACGGGAACTGAGATACCGGCGTTCCGGCGCATCGCCTACGCGGTCTCCCAAAATATGTACATGGGAACCAGCGTCACCCTGCGCCCCCTTACTTTCACTATTGACCACTACGTCAACTCGCTCGGCGTTACCGGAGGGAAACACCGTATCGGCGATGATAGCAACCCGGTGTGCGTGCTCTACTACCTCATGTCTGAAACGATCGACTGTGCTGGGGAGCCGGTCGCATCATTCGACCTAGCCGCGTGGCGATCCGCAGCGGAGGTGCTGTACTCGGAGGGTATTGGCATCTCGTTGTCTATAGCCTCCTCGGCCGACTTGAGCCAGCATGTTCAAGACTTGCTTAAATACATCGACGGTGCGGTATTTGAAGACCCTGTTACGGGGCTCATCTCGTTGAAGCTGATACGTGATGCGGTAGGTGATTCGCCGCCGATTTTTGACAAGACGAATATCAGCGCGATCGACATGACTCGGTTATCCTGGACTGAGCTGCACAACACCGTCAAGGTCACCTACACCGACCGTGCCCGGCAAGGGGAGAAGGGTGGCGTGATGGCCCAGAATAGCGCCGCCGTGCGCGCTCTCGGGGGTGCCGTGGACCTGACCACAATCGACCTGCCGGGCCTCACCTCCGGCACGTCTGCAATGCTCGTGGCGGAGCGCGCCCTGCGCGCCTACAGCTACCCCCTGAGCAAGGTCCAGGTGACAGGCGACCGCGCGCTGGCCACGCTTGTGCCCGGGGAGGCTTTCCGATTGCAGTGGGGCTACCCGCCGGTCAACGCGATCTTCCGTGTTGCCAAGGTTGACCTCGGTGGGCCGGACACCACGGCGGTTACAGTGACCGCGCTGGAGGACATCTACTCGGCCGATTCAAATACCTTCACCCCCGCCCCACCCGGCGGCTGGGTGGCTGAGGACGCAACGCCCCGGCCGGTCGCAGCAGCCCTGCTTATCGAGGCACCCTACTTCCTGGTGCCGCGCGCCACCCGCAACGTCATCTTCGGCCCGCAAGCGCCGACTCGGGCGCACACCGGCTTCACTGCGATCGTCCTTGGCGACGCCAGTGACCCAACGGTCTACCCCTTCGCCGTGGCAGCGCCCCTACCCACGGCGATGCCCATGTGGTCGGGTGCGGTGCTGTCGAGCCTGACCCTTGCGTTGTCCCTACCCGACAACCTGATGAATCCGACCACTGCGGATCACGACGCCGGGCGCACACTCTTGGCGGTGGGTTACGAGCTGATAGCGTACCGCGCGGTCACTCGCAACGGGGACGGCACGACGACTTTCCTCGACGTCGAGCGGGCCGTACTGGATACCTCACCCCACGAGCACCCGGCAGGGGAGTGGGTCTACGTGCTGGCCACCGCTGCAGTGCGTGAAGACCTGGCGGCTACGACCGATGTGACCGCCGAACTTGGCGCCCGCACGATCACCTCTGCGGGCTCTCAGCCGAAGCTGGAGGCGACGCGGTTCTCCATCGCGACTGCCAACCGCGCGGGCAAACCACCGGCTCCCGCCTTGGTCGCGGTCAACGGCGTGCCCTACGCCAGTGGCGCCGTGGATTTCCCGGCGGTCATCACCTGGCTGCCCCGCCCAGCGCAGCCGGACCGCGTTTACCCACACGACACGGCCGGGCTGTCTGCGGACTCGGGGACCGACTACTACCTGGAGGTGTTCGTGGTCAGCGCAGGGCTGTCCTACAGCCTCTTCCCCTCGGACACCTCCGTCACCCTAGCCGACCATGGCCCCGTCATCGTGACAATTGCGGCTCGCCGAGGAGGGTTGGGCTCCTGGGACGGGGCGCAGCTCAATTTTACGATCGCTTGAGGTATGATCCAGCATGGCCCTCCCACACGTCTTCAGCACGCTAACCGGCGCCCAGCCTCCGTCCAAGCTGGACGAGAACTTCAGCGCAGTAAGCGGCACCGCCGGGAGTATCACAAGCTCTACTCCGGTGGTAATTAATTTATCGAGCCTGGATAGGGTCGGAAAGCCTTGGGTGCTTAGTGTTACCCCGGGGGCGTCAAGTACGGTGCTAGTCGAGTCGTCAACCAACGGCGGAACCTCATACTCAAGTGTTGGCACAGTGACGGACTCGACCGGTTTCATGGGGGAGGCGGGGGACGAGGTGGATAGGGTCCGCCTTACCTGTACCACGGGATCAAGCACGGGATTTTGGAGTATTGCCTGATGAGCAGTGACATAGACCCGGGGAGCGTAGTTACTCACCCGGCCAGTGCAGGAATTTTAGGGTCTTTGGTAGCCCTCAGGTATAGCCCGGGAGCTTCGCGCTGGGAGAGGGGAGTCAACCTAGCCTCCGGCTCTGTGATTGCCATTTACCTCGGACCGTTTACCTCGGAATGGCTGGCGCTGCACGGGGAAAGACCGGTAGCGGCAGTTAGTTTCCTGATGGGCCTCTTCGGTCTCAACCTCACCAACCGGATTATCGAAGAGATTAAGACCGCCAACCTGCTTGGCTACTTTTCGAGAAACAAATGAAGCTGCTAACCGTTGCTGTTTTCGTAGCCCTGGCTATCGTCGTACTCCACCCCCGGATAGACGAGGGAGTATGGAACAAGGCAGGCCTTATTGCTGTTTCCTTTGGGGTTTTGGGGGTTGCCTTTGGGGATACGGACCGGGGGCTGCTAACGGTAGCGGCTGGGTTAGTATTAGTGCTGGTTGGGAAGCATAAGTGGCACAACCTAGCGCGCTTTTTCCACTTGGAGAACTGAAATGATTGGTGCTTTACTAGCATACCGGATGAAGCAGGCGGATCAGGTCGATAACAGTTTTGACCTGACTAGCGGGGTAACACCCACCACGAGCCAACAGGCGGCGTTGGCTGGGGAGGGAGGGTACTCTGTCGTCCTGCAGGGTAACGCTACCGGAAAGCTGGCATATCAAAACGGGGCTACTGTTTACCCGCCTATCGTCAACCAGGTGTCCGTTTCCGTGTCTCACGGTACGGTAGTGCTGACTGGTGGCACGCTTGGGAGGCGGCTGACGCTACTGCCCGACTCGGGGCAGAGCATGACAGTTGAAACGCTCGGTGCTGGTGGCGGGGTGACCCAGACTTTTCCGGGTGTTGCCTCCTACACTGAATTTGTGACCGAGGCTGCAGACTCTGCGGTGGTCGTGTATGGGTTTGGAACCTACTCCCTGATCTGAACTGATTAAAATTACAAATGGGGCCCTATCCCCGACCTCTCTCCAGTCCGCTGCAGCAGCGGCGGATAGCTCGACCATAGAAGGGTATTCCTACCACTATGATTCGGCAACACCAAACATACGCGGGTAGCTATTCATGAAATTAATAGGTAACTTCCCCTGGCTGTCAGACTACGGAAATGCTAGTTCGTCTCCGTCCTCAGCAGCCTCTGCATTCACTATAGCCTGTGCCGCGATCTCTAACAGCGGCGCCATATTTAATCCTAAGAATAGCCAGCTGGACCTGTCTGCGGTAACAATACCGAATGACGTAATTGTCTATGACTGTGCTAGTCAGAAGATAGTGATGTCAAAGGTTGGTGTAGGGAAATCCCTCCAGGCTGGTGGCGGCCATTTGCTGATAAGAGACACCAGACAGTCTTTTGCAACCAGAGTTCACATTGAGCCCAGCGGGTATGTAGCTGGCACAGCCTCAAAGCTGGACCTCATGTTTGACCCATACGAAGACGATGGGGTCAACTATCGGATACGCAATATATTTTGTACCAATTACGATCCAGCTGACTCAGCTACCACTCTAGGTTCTCACGGTATTGCGCGAGACTCCGTGAAAGGCGTCGGTGACAACTTTGGTATCTACCCAGCTTGGCACTTTGGATTTTCAGATGCAGGAGCCGGTCCGGCTACCCCGTTCAAACTCTACTATTTCGATACAAGTGATACCGTTTGGCGCACCCCGCTAAAGGGAGCCTGGCGCACTGGCCTCAACGTAACCTCCGGCGATTACGCTTTAGCGTCCTTCAATCTCTATCAGGCAGCCTCAACAGGCCTTGCCGGAACTACGAAGCCGTCACATACGTCAGGAACAGTAAATGACGGCAGCGTTGACTGGACTTTTGTGCGGAATTTTTCCGCAGTGTCATCGCAGTTCAGGGCGAACATTGTCATCGGGGACCGAGATGACCTGCCAAAGTTTGGATTCCCGAGTGTGCGCATGCAATGGGCATCTGATCAGCTTGTTTGGCATACAAAGAAACTGCAGTTCCTGGATAACGCTAACGCGATCTGCTGGGAAACCTATGTCAACTCTGGGACGGACGACTACTACATAGCAACACCCGGCGCAACACAAGCTATGCGGTTTGATAAGACAGGTCAGTTTTATCAAACTGTAGGCATGGCGAAGTTGACCAGCTCGGCTTCCGTCACAAGCAATTCTGCTACCCCAAGTGTAGCTGGGACTGAGCATCTAGTTTTAGGGAACACTGCAGTCACGTCAGTAACTGCTTTTTCCGGCATACTAGCCGGACAATGCTTTACGGTTGAGGCTGGTAACTCCAATACTACACTTGTAAATAGCGCTAACCTACTGCTAGCTGACGGCGTAAATCGACTACTAGTTCCGGGGGAAGTCCTTACATTCCGCGTCAACTCCGGCGGAACAGCTTGCCGCCAGGTTCTTGGAAATGGACGAAACCTGTCAGCCTCTGCAGTGTACGATCCAGCTTCCATACCAACAGGAAGCGGAGTAACCACTACCATCTCGGTTACTGGGGCTGCTTTGGGCGATTTCGTCTTGGTTTCCTTCTCCCTAGACTTACAAGGAATAGCGCTGACCGCCTACGTTTCCGCAGCTAATACTGTATCAGTGTGGTTTCAGAACGGCACTGGCTCTGCTGTAGACTTAGCAAGCGGTACGCTAAAGGTTAGAGTGTCTAAGTGACATCCTGATCTGTAGATGAGGTAAACTAATTAACTGGACTAGCTCAAATGTCACTGATAAAAGCAAAACAGATGCTGTTCGTTTCACCTACACCAAGGCAGCCCCTTGATTGAATAAGGAAATGAAATGATTAAAGTTACAACGGGCGGAAGCCCTACGCTAGCTGGCGCTTCAGACTTTTCGACAGCACCAATCGCTAGTGGTAACACTAGCGTAGCTACGGCCCTGTCTGGAAAGCAGGATACCCTAGTTAGCAGCACCACTATAAAAACTGTTAATGGTGTTAGCATACTTGGATCCGGAAACCTGTCTGTAACAGGTACGGCTTCGCCACTTACTATAAGCTCGCCTACTGGACTGCGTAACGGTTCTAATACAGTATTTACGTGCGCTTCCGCTCCAGTTATAGTGTTTAGGAACGGCATGTTCCAAAGCCCACTAGCTGATGGCTCCAATTCAGCTGACTACTCAGTATCCGGTGTAACCATAACATTTGCCTCAGCGCCGTTAACCGGCGACTCAATCTTCGTAGTCGCATAAGGAAACACAATGTTTAAGAAACTGAAAAGCTCGCTACTTGCACTAGTTGTTGCAACCGTTCCAGTCTTGAGTTTTGCTCAGACAAAAATAGACCTTGGAACTCAGACAAAAGGAACAATTTCCGGCCTCTCAGGTGTTAATGTAGCTACACCAACCTATGCGTGGGATGTTCGAGAAGGTCAATCTTTCGACTTTGCCTATAATTTCAACGGTACCTCTACCTACACCAGCGTAGTAACTGAAGCTAAGACTTCTTTTGGTACACCATTTAACGTGATGTTTGATAATACCCAGCAGTTGTACCTGGGTAAGACAACTACTTGGAAGGACATCACTATAACATTTGCCGCAAACACTACGGCAACAAACACATTGACGGCTCAGTATTGGAACGGTACTGCATGGACAGCGCTTACCATCACTGATGGCACTTCTGCTTTCCAGAACAGTGGCGCCATCACATTCACGATCCCTGGATCGTGGGCGCAAACTGCCGTGAATGGAAGTACTGCATATTGGGTCCGCCTGCAATTCGGGTCAACGCCAAGTACAGCACCGACTGTGCTTTCCGTGCGTCCTGGCTCAAATGGTACTTTTAGCGCCTTTGCAGCGCCGTCAGATACCGTTCCTGCTCTTGCTGTCAGCGGCGGTAGTAAGACCACTGTAAATGGCGTAGCGGTTGCCCCGGAAGTTACTTATACTGTAGGCTTGTATAATGACCGACTTGGCAAGAATGCAGATTTTGTCTGCACCGGCGCTAAGGATCAAGTATGTATTCAGAAGGCTATAGCTGCATGCGCAGGTTCTCCCTGCATCATTCAGTTACTCTCAGGAACATTCAATATCACCGGATCGATCGGACCTTTATTCAGCAAGATTACATTTCGTGGAATGGGTCCAGGTAAGACGATAATCAAGTCGTCAAACATGACGCTCCCCACATTTAACGACACAACTACAGGTACGACGGCTGTCCCTCTTACCGATATCGCCTTCCAAGACATGGAAATCGATAGAGATGCTGACACGCACGATGGCAACATCAGCCGTAAGTGTATTTTTGTCACGCATATCCGTCGATTCCGAGTCACCAACATCTATGGTCATGGTTCGGGTGCAACTTGCATCGGAACAGACTTTCTCGATGGTGCCATCATCACGCATAACAGAATCACAAACTCTGGAAGCTCTGGTACGGCTACAGGTAACTCGGGCATTGGTATTGGAACCGGTGACTACACAAGTGAACCCGTTATCATTGCCAACAACATTGTTGAAGGTTCTGGTCTTGCAGGTGTCCTGCTTGAAACACAAGCAACAGGCGCGGTTCTTACCTCCAACAACCAAATCGTTGCAAACAACGTGTTGACAGGTGCTAGCAAGTACGGCGTGTACTCGCGTGGTGTCAGTAATGTAACCATTGAAAATAATGTCATTACCTTGAACGGTGTGAACGGCGTTCTTGTGGCTGACTACTCTGGCGGTGTAGCAGCTAATGTGCTAGTCAAGGGTAACTTGATCAACAATAATTCAGGGCCGGGGGTTTCTGTGACCGCCGCTAGTAACCTGATTGATGTTGGCGATAACCTCTTTAACAACAACACCGGTGGCTCAGTATCTTGGTCACTGCCGACAGTTACTGCTTGTGCCTCTCCAACCATCACTAACACGCTTGGTAACCGCTTTTCGGCAAATGTCGGTACTGCTTGCACCGGAGTTTCTACTGCCACGTTTACTCTACCGTTTACACCTATTGGTTGGATGTGTAGTGCGCGGAACACGACAAACGGTGCTAGCAGCAATCCACGTCAGACTGGTGCCTTTAGCACTACTTCAGTTACTATCACTAATTTCAATAGTACTACTGGTGTAGCCGCTGCTTGGACTGACGCTGACGTAATTGCTGTCAATTGTAGTTCACTGTAATACAACTAGCATAAGAAGAACTGGGAGCCTAGAAACTCCCAGTTCTTGTTTATAGCTTATCGACAGAAGAGCGTAAAGGATATCCTCATGTCACAGATTTCAGGTAAACAAATTCAACAACAGCGCCTGGGGTTGTAACTACTGGATCCCAGACGTTTGCTGGCGTAGATACCCAAATGTGCTAGCCGAATAACAAAACCCGCCAGTTGGCGGGTTTCTTACTTGCGGAGACGGTGTGCTCAGGTTTCAATCCACGCCCGCCAGGTAGTAGGTGGGCGATGCCGCCGTCGGGGTCAGGCTGGGATCAGGAAAGTGTCACGGGCAAAGCCCTTGGCTTCCAAATCCTTGAGCCAGTTCGGGGCCATGCCGCGACCAGTCCACTCTTCACCGCCCGGGCCACGGTAACGGGCGGCCACGGTAACGGGAGCGAACAGGTCAGCGCGCATGAGTCCGTAGTCATCAATCAGCTTCTTGGCTTCAGCAATGGCGGACTCACGCGCGGCAGCAGTGCGCTCGCGCTCTTCCTTGATGGCGTTTTCCAGGGCTTGCTTTTGATCCAGCAGGGTCTTCAGATTCGACATGGGGAGTTACTCCGGGTGGTTGATGGGCTGGACTATAGCGACTCTCGGCGAGTCACGCAAGTCTTTTTACTGTGATTCGGACAGAAAGCCCCTCCTCTTTAGAGAAGACGACCTCTGTTGACCGGACGAACCGCATCTCTTTGATGCCCTTGCTTGCCCCCCACCACACCTTGAGCATGTCGCGCTTGACCCCGGGGGCATCCCGCAGAGACCCAAGCTCAAGTTCCGAGACGTGGGTTTCTCCAACGGCCAGCCGGCGCAGTATCGAGGCGCGGCTGTCCTCTCTACGCGGGCGCCCCATTACGCTTCACCCCCGAGGGCTTCCACAAGCTGCAGGATGAGCGTGCGGGTCTCGGTGACGCCCAAATAGACGCCGGAGAGCGTCTCCTCCGCCTTCTCAACCAGCTTGATGCCTTTGACCACCCCAGAGCCCGTGAGGGTGAATGACCCCCTGCCAGGGACTTCCAGGCCCAACTCAGTCAGCTTAAAGCCTGCGGTGGTCAGCTCTTGAATATGCTCGTCCTCCAGAGGGAATGCCTTGAACTTAACCGCCTGGTCATGCCGAGCCAGTCTCGCGTCCTGGCCGAGGTAGAAGGGATGGGCCGCCTCACCTTGGGCAACCCACTCCACCAAGCGCTGCGTAGGCGACACCTTGGTCCGCAGTGGTGCGAGCGCAAGCCCGTCGAGCGCGCGCACCAGCGTGGTGGCGACCAGCTCCGCCAGCTTGCCGCTGGCCGTGCCCAAGACCAGAAGGCGGGCCTCCGTGTCGATCCAACAGTAGACCGAGGTACGGCGGGGGAAGGCGCGCGGGAGCAGCTCCAGGCGGGCTTGCTCTTTGTGCTCAGCGCGCAGGCCCCGGCCGGAAGCCCGGCCGGTCTCTCGCTCCGAGAGCGCGCCAAGCTCCTCCGCGCGCCGCGCCAGCACTTGGGCGGGCACCGAGCGTGTTTCAACCATCACTCGGAGCACCAGCGCGCCAGCAATGCGCTCAACCAGCGGTTGCGCCAATCCCACCACGGGCACGAGGCCGACCGATCGTTCTTGCGACGGCAGACAGGGGTGGAACTGGTGGGGCTCCAGGGCATCCAGCTTCGGTTCCCAGTTAGACGCTACCCGGTAAATTGTCAAGTTGTCGAACATCTCAAGTTACTCGTCTGGTTTATGGTGGCGCAAGCGTACCACAACCCACCCATTGCCGCAACGGCCATCGGCAGTGCGGTAGCCACACGTAGCGCTACCACTATTTAGATTCGTCAGTCGCCGAAAAATTTGGAACAAGGCGGTTTGGCAATGCGAGTGGGGGTTTTACTGGGTAGCGGAGGGCCCTGTGGTGGGGCTGGCGGTCTCAATCACCCGCGAGGGCCCACCATCAGACTGCTTATCGCCACCCCCCCCCCCTAAACAGGGGGGTTTACCGCGCTTTGCTTTTAGCGGCAAATTTGGGCCATCGAAACACCAACCGAAAGAGCCCAAATGAACCCGAACCTCTACACGATCACCACTGAGCACACCGGGTACGTGGTGCGCTTCAATCCTGGCTGCGCATGGCTCAACCTGCGGTCACCTGATCAGCAGGGGGCGCGGCAGCTGATGCAGTGGGCTGCCGAAAATGACCTGCGCACAGACCTACCGGTTGATTTCCGCGCTACCCTGCTGATCAGCCTGCGCGCTTTTGCTGAATCCCGTCCTGGCTTTGATTATCGGAACTATGGCGATATCACCAGCTATCGCGCTGACCTGCGCCGCGCCGCGCAGCAACTGGCAGATGCGCGGACCCTGCTGGCTTACGTGGACGGCGTCCCGAGTATCACCCACGAGTCGCTCATCCTGGCTGATGTGGGTGGCAGGCTGACCGTGAATAGCGCGGGTGTCTGGGAATACTGCGTCGGCCAGTATTACCCGACTGAATATCGAGCTGCAGTGTGTAGGCTGCTGGCCTCCGCCATCTGGGCGCTGTGGCGCGAGGGCCGGAGCGCGGACGACATGCGCCGCAAAGCGCGGGACATCTTTGGCCGTGGCTTGGCAAACCGTTATTTTAACTGATAGGAGTTAATAAAATGAACAAGATTAAGTTAGGTGACACACTCACCTGTGCCGAAACCGGGAAGACTTTCATCGCTGCGACGAATGGTTGCTCTACTAACTACGCAATTGACTCGCAGGGGAGGATTTATAGCGATGAGGGGGTGCACCAATGTGATGTGCGTGAGTTGCTGGACCGCACTAAACCCTTTATTTGTTATGTCTCGCTGGATAATAACAGCATCACAGGTTGGAAGGGTAATAAACTCGGCACGGTTTTAAGCTGGTCTCGATACCGTGGCAACCTGGGGGCGTGGATCTATTGCTATTCCGTGCGGGATGCGCACGGCAGGGGGTGGCACGGCAGGAATAGCGGGGAGGGAATGGCAATCACGCTGCGGCCATCTAAGCCAGCTAAGGCACGCAAATACTACATTCAGCGCAAAGGTGGTGGCTACCTTGAGACTGTTGACGAGTTCCCGACTCGCTCAGAAGCGCGCAAAATGCTGACCGAGTACCGTCTAGCTGATCCGAGCGCTGCCTACTATCTCTCAAGCCGGGCGTGCGCGTCATGGGATCGCGCTTAGTCCGCGTGTCTGCCCTGCTGGCGATGCTGGTTGTCTTAATAGCTTTTCGCAGCTGGCCGGCTAGCATCGCGGTTGGGCTTGTCTTTTATTTCATCTGGGGTTGAATATCATGAAAATACGTACGAACAACCAACCGCGCTGGATGCTGCGTTGGGACGAACTGACGCCGGCGCAGCAGAAAATCGCTGCAGACTGGAACCGCGAAGGCTCATTCATACCTTATAAGGGATGGGTTTACGCCCTTGAAGAATTTGAGCGCACTCAGGCATTTTCGCCAAAGTGGCACGGATACGTGGGAGATAGTGCGTTCAGCGCTGTTCTGATCCGTATTATTGACGACGAATCTGTCATCCTGGCAACGGCTACGTGGTGAAGTTTATTTTTACGCTGAGTGATGGTGAACCCCCTCAAGTAGGGGGTGTACACTGACACTTATTGCGGTACATTTGAACCACTGAAACGAAAGGAAATCTTATCATGTATGACATCGAAGTAACCGATACATTCGGCGGTGAGGCCAATTACTGCTGGGTAAAGCGAGGAACCACGGAAGGCAAAACAAGGCGCCAGCTTTTCCGTGATGTTCGTGAACTGGCTAACTGGCCTGCCAGTATCCGCCTGGATACTATCCAATACGGCGATTACTTGGAATTCCGCCCACGCGGTATGCACCAAGTGGCGTTCGTAACTGCTCGGTATTGAGGGTGAACCCCCTCAAGTAGGGGGTGTACGCTGATATTTACTGTGGTATAGTAGAACCACTGAAACGAAAGGGGAACACCTGTGGTCACTCTTAAATCTCTGCGCACTCGCGCTGTCAAGATGATAGAGGCGGGTAAGCGCGCCGCTGACGCTTGTGTGCAGTATGTCCTAGCGCGCATGCGCCAAGTCATCCAAAGCTCAACCCGTATCGAGTGCGGTGCCGTGACGCTGGTGAAGAATTACCATGAGCGTAATATCCCGCGTGCGGTGGCCGCTGTGCGCAAGCTGGGTGGAGTCGGCCCCGTGCGGGTGCAGTATCTCGTGGCGGGTGTGGCGGTTCGTGAAGTTGTGAGGAGTTAAAAATGCGTAGTCGTACATGCCCAAGTGTCAAGACCCTGATGAAGATCAAAGGTGTCACGAGAGGAGACGCCGAGGAAATAAGAGCTATCTGGAAGGCAGTCGAGTCCCGCAGGTGGGAGGCCCGAGATAAAATAGACGTAATCTTACACACCTATGGCGTGGAATATCTCGGATGGCATAAACGCCAGCGCCAGCACGCCTATTATTGCAACGCTGGTGACAGTTATGCGATTACCGTCGTGTTTGTAGGCCTTAGCATGCGGGTTGCATGCTGGGCTGACTACATCGAACGCAACCTGATAGAGGGCAATTAAAATGTTGATTTTTGCTAACTACTTGATTCAGGCCCGTGACGCACGGACCGGAGAAATCGGGGATTTCATTTTTGACGTCAGCTTGTGGCAGGAAACCGGACGCTACCATTCTGTCGGCCCCGTGTTTGAATGCCTAAGTGAGCTTTTTGAGTGGGGCGCTGCTAGCGGTCACCCTGCAGCGGTGTTTCCGATGCCTATCAGTCGGAGTAAATAACATGCCGGTCTTGCTTAATACTGTTGCCATCGCCCTCCTGGGGACAGGGATCACTTGCGTTGCGCAAGGCGCTATCGAGTTTGGTGTCTTGCTACTGGTCAGCGCGCTACTCTCTGGGCTTTCTGCACTGGCTGTATCTATTCGGGATCTATCATGAACATCTACCGTGCTATGTACCGCCAAATGGCGGCCGACCCGATCGGGTGGAATTACCTGTCCGACGGCACTATTTCCAAGTCAACGGAAGGCGTTTTAATCCACGATGTCCAACTGCTGACAGAACAAGAGTTCAACCGACTGAAGGAGGGCCCGACCCCCCAGTCAGACATGGAATTCAGGAACCCAAAAACTGGGAATGTGTCCCACATTTCAGAAGAGAATCTTCATGAAATGGATGAAATGGGATGCACAGGCTGCACAGATTGCACAGATTGCACTAATTGCACAGGTTGCACAGATTGCAAAGATTGTACAGGCTGCAAAGATTGTACAGGCTGCAGAGATTGCATAGACTGCAGAGATTGCATAAATTGCGCAAATTGCACAATTTGCAGGTACTGCATAGGTTTGGAGTATCGTATAAATTGCAATGAGGTTTTAGCTAGCGAAGGAAAGCCAGGATAAAATCTCTGACCCGCACTGCGTAGATAACAAGCCCCTTCGGGGGCTTTTGTCGTTCTGCGCCACCCAGCGCCACCCAGCGCCACCCAGCGCCACCCAGCGCCACCCAGCGCCACCCAGCG